CGAGGGCCGCGAGGGCCGCGAGGGCCGCGAGGGCCGCGATGGCCGCGAGGGCCGCGAGGGACGCGATGGCCGCGATGGACGCGAGGGACGCGAGGGACACGATGGCCGCGATGGCCGCGAGGGACGCGAGGGACGCGATGGACGCGAGGGCCGCGAGGGCCGCGAGGGACGCGATGGACGCGATGGCCGCGATGGACGCGATGGCCGCGAGGGACGCGAGGGACGCGATGGCCGCGATGGACGCGATGGCCGCGATGGACGCGATGGCCGCGAGGGACGCGAGGGCCGCGATCCATGCCGAAGTTCTATTGAAAGAGTTCGCCAACTGGTGTGTATTTCGCGGAAACTGGTGGTGGAGCTGGGATCTGTCTTGGCTCGCAACTACAGCGTTTGGCGCTAGGAATCCATCCAAACCGGCAGTGTCCGCATGGTCTGAGCCATTGTTGGACGCTTTTGTAGCTGGCTGTTGGATGCTTTTTTGGACCCCGGACACCCTTTACTGGATCGCCAAGCCAGAGGTCAAGAAGACGCCCGAAAGGTTGCTGCATTCCATGGATGGACCGGCTATTCGATGCGATATCGAAAACCTATATTTTGTTCGTGGCGTGATGGTCCCAGCATATGCGGTCGTAAAACCCGAGTGGATTACCGTCAAAGAAATCGAGGATGAACGCAACGTCGAAGTTCGACGCGTGCTAATTGAGCAGTACGGGCAAAGCCGATACCTCAGTGAATCCGGTGCGGCGGAGATTCACAAAGACGATTGGGGTACTCTCTATCGCACCGAACTGCCGGGCGATGAACCCATTGTGATGGTAAAAGTTGTTAACTCTACTCCCGAACCTAACGGGCTTTTCCGAGATTATTTTTTACGTGTACCGCCGACAATGAAACGAGCGAAAGAGGCTGTAGCGTGGACGTTCGGCGTTGAGGAAGCTGAGTATTCTCCAGCGGTTCAAACCTGAAAATGACCACCCAACCCACACGCGCGCGTGGGCTCGCCAAAGCGCCAACCACTGCGGCTCCTATTATCGCCGTTGGCCCATGAACCTGACCGTCAACTGCCGCGAGTGTGACGCGGAGGTCGAGGTTGAGTTTACCTTCGGCGAAGATGCTCAAACCTCAGGGCCAGTGGAGCAATGCCACGATGGCAGCGCCGACGACTGCAATCCTGAAAAATGCCCGGAGTGTGGCGCCGAACTGGACCAGGGAGACATTGCCGAGAAAGCTGCTCAAGTGGCCGAGGATGCTGAGCTTGAACGAGCCATTCAACGCGATGAGGCCCGACGTGAGTCCAGTTACTTGGACTGAAAACCTGCGAAACCACGGCGAAATTGGCGAATAGCCTCCAGCAAACCCATGCGGTCGAAGTATCCATTCGAGTTGGTTTATCCATAGCCTTCAAAAGGTTCCGCGCCCGGTTGTTTCTCAATCCGGACGCGTAAGCGGCTGATTCTTGATGCACACAATACTCTTTGTCCTCATCCGAGGGGGAGTTCAGCCGTTTCACCTGTGCAAGTGAAATTGCTGTTGACAGCCGCTAAGCCGAGTGTATAGTTTGCAGCAACATGAGTTTTGTCCCTCATAAAAATCCAACAATTTGCCCCGCTGATGGGCTCGTTTCACGGGCCGGACAAACTTCGGCGGGGCATTTTACTACAATGAAGACACGAATCACACGCGCTACTCTAATAGAGTGCGTCTCGTCGAGCCTCCCGCGCTCAGCGCATAACGATGCTCCAATGATCCGCCAAGCCGTCAACGATACTGCTGACAGCTATCGGAAGGACGGCCACACCTGCCCAGACTTCGCCCAAAACGCAATCGCGAACGACATCGCGGCCATTCTTCGTGAGCGGGAGGATGCGCGATGAACCACACCGACAACGCCCACTTGTGGGAATTCGCCGGGTGCGCGAGCAACAAGCGCGGATGGATGATTCACCTGGTTCGCGTCGGTGATCGCGCCCGCCAGGATGTTCAGATGCTCGAGTACCCGGACCAGCAATTCTACACGGATGCGGACGTTGAGCGGCTTAAGCTGGCAGAGGACGCGCCAGCGCCGATCCGTGCGAACGCCAGCCCGCGATTCCGAGAGGAAGATTGCGGCGGCGTGTTCGACGGCTCCCAAGTGTGGAGTGACACTGAATTGGGTGGAGCGCCCGGGTTTTGAGGAGGCGATATGCAAACAAAACGCCTCTATCGCTGGTCAGTGTTCGACACCAAGGGCAGCTTGCTTTCAAATTGCGAACTTCTGGGCGGTCGAAACAGAGCGCAACGCGCTCGTCGCGTGCAAGCAACAGACAAGGTTGTTCTTGGGATACTCAAGTCCATTCCGGTAGCACCGTCATTCAAACTCTAATTCCACACCATGAAATCCTACCGAGAAAATCCCGACAGCCACGAAGCCACCGAGGCCGCGAAGCAGCACGAGCGCGAAGTGTTCGCGTTGAAAATGCAGGCACGGCAAATGACGCCATCGCCGCTACCGTGGAAGCTTTGGAAGGACCAAGACCCGGAGCAGCCGCTGGAAATTACCGCGCCGTCCGGCGACTTCGTCTGCCAGATGCACCACGAGAACACGCAATGCGAAGCCAACGCTGAATTGATCGTAAGAGCGGTCAACGCGCAGGAAGCCATGATCGATGCGCTCCGAGATACATGGGAGGCCCTTGACGAATGGGCTTGCGAGCGCACACCAACCGTGGAGGAGATAGCTAGACTACGCGAACAGGCCCGCGCCGCCATGGCTATTTGCGGAGGGGAAGTCATGAGCAAGTAGGCCACACCAGCACCAGCGAAGATGTTATCGACTGGATTGAGCAAACAGTGCGCCGCCCTCGCCATGGCGGAGAAAGGGGCGAAGTGAAAGACGGCGACGGCAAGGTTTTCACGCTGGCCCATGATCGCTTCCAGGCGTGCTGCTTAGTTGGATGCGGACTCATATCCGCGCATCAATCCCGATTGGATGCCATTGAAGCGGCTGAAAAACACGAGTGCCGGAATGTCGAAGTGTACGACGCCATGTCGCGGCGCGGGCTCGATCAATGCGTTTGGCGCCGGGACGATCAATCGGGAAGGACTATTGATATTTCGTGTCGCAAGCGATAGCTGAAACCATTTTCCTCTCCCGGCCTTACTTATCACGCCGGGACAGACCAGCCACACACCGGAGGACAGCCACTCCGGTGTTTTGGTGTCTGGACGGCGCCCACGTCCGGGCGTAGCGTCCAGCCATGAGTAAACCCACCAAGACAGCCGCCGTTCGGTCGGCAAGCTCAGAAAGGGTCAATAGTCGTTGTCGTCGTCGTAGCAGCCAGAGTAACCGGCCGCTCCATACCGTTTACTCGTCGGCTCCGGAAGACCGAGCACCCGGAGCTCAAAGGCGTCTGACTCCGAGGCTTCCGCATGGCTCAAACCGGACTCAACGTCGGTTTTGTGGTTAGCTGCTATTTGCGCCAGGTTTTCTTGAAGTGTCATTGCTTTCATTCGCTTGCTCAATTGGTGCATCAGCCGGACGTTTTGTCCGTTGCCCGCTCCCGCGACGTGGACGCCGCACCGGGGGAGCATTGCCGGGACGCGCCCGGCATGGGTTACTCTTTGGGCTTCGGCCGCTTGCTCCAGCGCACCATTGCCGCCGCGCGTGCCTGCTCTGTCGTGCGAGCTTTGGATTTGCCGCGACCGGCTTTGCCGCCCTTGCGGCTGAATTCGGAGAGGGTTAGCTTTTTCATCGAGCCTCCTGCTACTCGCCGTCGATCATTTGTCGGGCGGAGTAGGTTTGTTTTCATGCGCTCAACCTACCAAACCGCTTGCGCATTGTCACGCTTTATTTTGCACAGCGGCTGTAAGTCTCACGCCAGCAGGGGAATTGAGTTGCTTGACAAATCGGCCGGCAAAGGGCAAAAGTGGCGGTGAAATGGTTCGTGTTCATCAGAGGCCGCGCACAGACGGCTCTTTCTACAGCGCGGTAGGACAACCTGGCAGTCCACCTTACCCGGCCCGTGGATGGCGAACCCGATAAAGCTCTCTCGCTCGTACGGCGCGAAGGCCCAAGGGCAGACCAAGACATCAGCTCGTGAAGGAGCAGGGTCGGCCACTTTACGGTTGGTAGCAGTGGCCGGCGCCACGCGGACCGGGAGACGTCCTGGTTGCAGCAAATGCTCCGTCGTTGGAGCGCCAACCGCCACTTTTCCAGGCGTGGTGGAGCTCCACGGCTCCGTGCCAATTTTCGGGTAGTGGGCTACTTTGAAAAAGGTAATGCAAAAAGCTAACTGCTGGGTAAGTTTGTGGCATGAAATTTACATGCCCAAATTGCGGAAAACCCCACGAAGTCAACGTCGGCTCATTAATTGGAAGCGCTAAGTCTGAAGCAAAATCTGAAGCGGCCAGGCGGAACGGTGCGAAGGGAGGCCGTCCCAAAATTAAACCAAAGTCGCCCATTGGCGATTCCGGTGATGCGGACAGTAGCGCGGATGCTGTTACCCTCGATCAGGCAAGCCAGCACCCGCACGCGGTCTTCGTTACAGAGGCGGTTCATACACGGAAACAATTTGCCGCCATTTTGCATTCGCAGTCTTCCCATGACTTTGCGCACGAAACGCACATTTGACCTTGAAAATTGACTGGCACCGTGTTTTCTTCCTGTTGGCCATTGGCCACCGAACACCCAGCTTCCGCCATTGGCTGGGCAACCGTGCAAGCGGTTGAGGCGGACTCGTCAGACGAGTTCACTGACGCCGCAGGGTTAGCGCCTTGCGGCGTTTTCTTTGCTTCCAACCACGCCACGGCTTCAGCGGTGTATTTTTTATGAAGTTCGTTTCGGGCACGTCTTGACTCCATTCTGGCTTCATCAAGCAATTCTCCGCGATCGCTGTCGCCCCATTCTTTGGCTTGCAAATAGCCAGAGTAGGCACTGTCTTTTGCGTCGGCTCTGTCGTCGTCGTAAGTGGTTTTGTTGTGTCGCACCCAAGCGACCAAAGCGATGTAAACCTTGGTGTCAAAGTCTTCGGTGCAAGCTGTCTTGGTGCGCACAACCCGGCCTTTACCTGGTTCGTTGGCATGTTCTGCAAACTCTTTCACTTCTGTTGAGTCCATGGCCCAGCGTTTATTCACGCTCGCAGAAATGGCCGCAATTTCTTTGGTGGTGCGTTTCGCAGCACTGTCGCGCTTCTTTTGGTCCTTGGCTTTTTCAGCGGCGTAGTCCGCGTCCAACATAAGGAAACTTTCAGTCGCTTCGAATTTGGCTTGTTGCCATGCAGCGCGGGCCGTGTTGTCGCCCTCCGCCACGCGAGCAGGGCATGCGCCAAGTTTTGCGGTCACTTCTTCTCTAGCCCTCGCCTCTGCTGCATTGCGCCGTTCGTAGGCGTGGCTTGCCTTGGCGTGCTTTGCTTGTTCCTTGGCGCGCTTGGCGTCAATGTGGGCTTGGAGTGTCACCGCGTCGGTATCACTGACAATAACGCCGTCAACACACCATTTTGCGGGGTAATTGCGGCTGGTTTTTACCCACTCACCAGACTCTTTGTAAGCAATGCCGAGAGCGCGGCAAGTAACCTGAAGACGTTGACCGGAGACTGTAGTTGTTTTTTCTGAGTTCGCTTTTTACTTTCTTTGGTTCACCGTTAGCGCGGGTGGCAGTATTTTGTTTTTGCTCAGTGTCGCCAGAACCATTTTCCACCGAACGAAAATGAGAATAACCAAACTGTTGGGTTTGTCAATAGTGTTTTTCAAAGTAGCCCACTACCCGTCAGGGGCCAACGTTGAACGCCGCGCCTCTTTATGAGGGGTTTACCATGCCAAGAAGCCATGGACTAACGAAGCTCCAAACGCCACAGAAGCCGAACCAAGCCAAGAGCCAGGACTGAGCCAGAACTCGGGGCAACGGACGCCTGAATCGAAGCCACACGCAGCCGGATAGGGCACGGAGTAAGCGCTGGGACGGACGAAAGCAGGGTCGAATGACGTGTAATCTTGACCAAGTTACTTGGGATTAGGTGTCCGTCCAGCTTGTGTGTTCTCGTCGCGGAACGGGACTTTTGTCCGGTTGCCCCACTGCCGCCCGTTCTGCCCCACCGCTCGCGCCGTCAGTTTGTACCTGGGTCGGACGGCCGTTGTGCTCCAGCAACACACCCGCCGTGGTATAACCCTGACTTGAATAGGCGAACGTGGTGCCCGGTTTCGTTTGCAGAGGGGATCCGGTCATCCAGCGGACCATGTCTTGAGCCGTGAGTTGGTTCGTGATTCCCAAGTCGGCGGCGGGGCGCTTGAACCAAAAAGGTGGATCAAACCCCTGACCACCATTGGGGTTCTTGGCTGCGTCTCGATCCCATCCCGCGGTATGGTTAAGGAGATGTCGGACCGTGATGTTCGTCAGGCGGGCATCCATCTTCGCGCCCGGGAAGGTCGGGGACGGGAAGTTGAGCAGCGGGAACACTTGGTCATCGAGATTGAGCTCGCCTTCGTCCACGAGTTTGAGCGTGGCCGTCGCTGTGATCGCCTTCGAGAGACTGCCCTGGGCGAAAAGGGAGTCGGGCTGGACGAGTTCGCCCGAGTTCTCGGGATCGGCGTAACCGAAGGCACGCGCTGCAATGAGGCGTCCGTCTTTCATGATAGCCAGCGACGCCCCTGGCGCGGAACGGACCTAAGCCAGCCGAACAGACCGCCGGGGGTTAGCGGGGGTGGGCGGGGTGCGCTGGCTCGCCAATGTATGCCCCTATACGGCACGCTTAGACCCGCCTCCTACCCACCCTCCTATAGCACTCAACCTCAGCCTTTCTCACCCCGTTCCAATCCCGCTCTGAGAGGGTGGATAAAATGAGCCATCATCCATGGGTGGGGCAGCGCGGGGTATGCCCACGTCTCCAGGCGAGCGAATGGAGGTGGGTTTACGGCACGCTTTGGCCTGGAAACGACCTGGAAATGAACCTCCGCACTCTGCTTCTGCTTAGGCTTATTTTGGCTGATTGTAGATATGTAAGAATTATTGTTGCTTACCGCTGTGCAAATGCCACACTTCAGTGCGAGTTATGGGTTGTTTAGTAAGCTTGGAATTGATCATGTTTCGGACATAGCGATCTTATGTCATGAGCTGTCATGCTGCGTAAGCGGTCAAATTACACAGTGCCTAAAGAGCGAATATGAACGGCAATTTTGGTAAGCACTATTCTACCATGTATACGGGGTCGCTAATCGGCTGTGGCGCGCTGTCATTCGCTGTAATGGGTTTTATTATCGCTCACGCTCAGCCGGTCGAGGACAATGGCGTGCTCACTGGTTACGTCGAGGTAAACCCGTCCTACTTGGCTAAGATATTCGGCGAGGAAGAGGGGGACGTGCAAAGAGCGATCGACTTCCTCTGTCGTCCGGATCCAAAGTCCAGGAGCCCGGAAGAGGAAGGGCGCCGGTTGGTCAAGATCGATGGCTTCACCTACCGCGTGGTCAACTTCCGAAAATACCGCGAAGGCCGGGACGTCGACCGGCGCCGAAAGCAGAACCGTGAGGCGCAGGCAAGGTGGCGGGAGAAGAAGCGGCGCCGGCAAGGATTCCAGAAGCCAGATGGAGAAAGGAACATCGCAGATCTGAATGGCCACTGCGATAAAGGAACTCCGATGCCGGATTTTTGATATGGCCGCAGCGAGAGTCCAGATTTCCGAAAAAGTTCCGCCGGGATTCTGCCGGATATTCCTCTTCTTGGGGGAGAACGATTTCAGGGCGGTTGTTGGGATCGCTGGCGGAAATGAATTGAGGGTTGGAACAAATGGAAAAACAATGAGCCGCAGAGCGGATTCTGAATTTATGGACTGGCAAGCCACGGCAGTAATGGCAATTCGCCACGAACTTCAAATGCTCGAGAAAAACGGAGAATCTTTTGCTGAATGACCACACCCAACACCATCCCTCCATCTAAGGCGGGCCGAGTTGAGCACTTCGCCTTCGACATTGGAGATCGGGTGATGATCAAGGAAATCCAGCGGCCTGGGCGCGTGATGGCGCTGATCATCGACTTCGAGGGCGACAAACACTGCTCGTTTGTTGCGGACGCGGAATACAATCTCGGACCGTTCAAGGTAGGGGAGTTGAGGAAGCTGGCGGATGCGGGGATCGCCGCGGAAAAGAAGAAGGAGAGGCAATGACCACCATTCAAGAGCAACTCGACAAACTTAACCCTCCATCCGTGGTACCCGAACCTGATCGGACAGAAGCCCGATGGAAAGCCATGGCTTTAATCCTGCGAGAGATGATGCTGGCTCAGGGCGTGGATTTAGATCAAGCGTTTAAGGAAGACCATGACACCCTCGACCTTTCCTGAATCCAGCCAGACTTTCCGAGGACCGGCGAGCTCAGGATGAATCGCACGGCCATTTTCTCCCCCTGCCGCAAATACCGCTACCGGCTCGGCCGAGAATGGTCTGACATGCTGGACAGCGGCAAGCCTGGGTTTGTGGCCTTCTGCATGTTGAACCCTTCCACCGCCGATGAGACGCAGGACGATCCCACGATCCGGCGCTGCATCGCCTTTGCCAATTCATGGGGATGGAAACGGCTGGTAATTGTAAACCTCTTCGCTCTGCGAGCTACGGACCCTCGGGAGATGATGAAGCACCCGGAGCCGGTTGGACCTGAAAACGATTCTCACATCGACGAGGTGGCGGGCGCTGCATCTCTCTTTGTTTGCGCCTGGGGAAATGATGGGAGCCACCAAGAAAGAGCCTCGGCGGTCCGGTGGAGAATCCGATCAGCCGGCCGCAGCGCGCTCCGGCTTGGCGAGCTCACGGACAAACAGCAGCCGCGGCATCCGCTCTATCTCAAGGGCGATCTCCAGCCGGTTTTGCTATAATTGCTGGCGAGCGCGCTACTCCGTCATCACGGCCACGACCGCCTTGAAGATGGCGTCCTTTCGCTGGCGGGCCTCGGGCAAATCCGTATTCGCTGTCACCGGCGCTCCAAACGTGGTGTTCTCTGGTTGTGGCGTCTGCAGCACCGGCAGCGGTATCTCCGGGAAAGCTCGGATTCGGTCCACGGCTTCGACCGTGGCCGCACGCCGTTCCTCTGACGCTCGTTCCCAGGGCGGTTGTGTGATGTCACCGATGGTTTGGCAGTAGGCGGCCGTGGCGGCGTGGCAGACGGCGGCGATCAAGAGGGAATTGCGGTGGGTGCTCATATTGGTTTGTGGGTGGCTCCAGGCTAGGCCGCTCGCCGCCTGGAGTCAACTGACATTGCTATTGCAATGCTTGGCGCTAGAGGGTTAGAGTTCACGTTAACGATAACCACAGGGCACTATGCTTCTTTATGCCTGACCAATTCTTGGACGTCCCGGACCGGCAGGACTTGAGACAAGTGCATGGCACCCTGCTGATCGGCCGCAGAATGGACGGGACGCTCATTCCGGTGCTGGTGGATGCTGATGGGATCCTCCTGTTAGCCAGCGGGCCGGGCAACGATTATTCCGGTATGGCTGAATCCTATCTTCTTGTTCCAGACCAAAGCGCCTTGAAACAGGTCCACGGTTCTCTCCTGGTGGGGAAGGACGGTGCGACACTCTTGCCGGTGGCTGTGGACGATAACGGCCGCATCATCGCCACGGGCGGTGACGGAGGCGGCGGAGGCGGGTTCATGCTCCGTGACGCGCCAACCGATCGCCCGAACTTCCCGGACAACGAACCTCCGCCGGCTGACCTCAGGATCGACTGGCTCTGCTCCTTTCGAGATGGGACACCTGACATGATCTGGGATCACACAGCGAACGCTGGCGCAGGCGGCTGGATTTTACCTTCCTAATTCAATGAGAAGCCTTTCTTTCCTCTTTTGCCTCCTGCTGAGTTTCGTTCCGGCGCTGGGCCAGCCGACGCTCAAGAATTTCAACCGGCGCGCGTTTTCGATCGACCAGACGGCCGCACCCACGAACGTCGTCAAGTTGAACCTGCAGCCGCCTGGCAATCCCGACGGCCCCGGCGACATCTGGAGCTTCATGTCCACGAACCTCTTTACGCAGTGGACCAACACTGGCAGCGTCTTGCGCCCAACCGACACGCAATACAAATTCTACATCGCTCCCGGCGTCATCTCCAGCACCGACCACTCCCAACTCGGCACCTCGACCGAATACCTCTCCGGCGTCTTCACCGAGAACCTTCTGTGGGCACGCTCCGGTTTTCCCGGTGGAAACGTATTCGACAGCTTCGGTCCCGGCAGTCCCGAGGGTGTGGTTGTGGCAAGCCCCGGATCCATCTGGCGCGATACGACAGGCGGCGGAATCTACCATAAAGCCACCGGCCTAGGTGATACAGGATGGGAAGAACTTGGCGCGGGGCTTTGGGAATCTGTCGCTGGCAATCTCCAGCCGATTGATCCGCTTTATCGCTACACTTTAGGCACAAACGCCACATTCTCGATGCGCGGCACCAACAACACGTCAAGCGTTTCTCTCACAGTGCAAAACAACGCCACGGCGCTGCTCACGCCTCAAGACGTTATCGAACTTGGAGCAGGCGTGAACGCCGTGACACTCGACACGACTTCATTTGTTGGAACCGGAGGATTCGCACCATTCGCCATCGACCTTGGAACCAAGGTGACACCGTGGAATAACGTGTGGTTGCAGGCGACGAACCACATCATAGGGTTCTATCCCGGTGGCGTGACGAACTACGCTGGCTTGGACATCTCGCAAACAGGGACGAACGGCTATGCCTTATTCCTGTCTTTGGGCGATGGCATAGCTGGACAACCTCGACCATTTCGCTTCGACACGGATAATCCAATCCTCACCGGCAACCTCGCGGAGTTTGCGAATGACGGGACGAACCAATTCACCATCGCCGCCATCACCGACATTGGCGCAGCAGACGGCTCCAAGCTGTTTGCAAACGACGGCAAGTTTCATACGTTCACGGGCGGCACCTTCAACCCCACAACCGGCTTCTTGCCCTACAACGCAGGTGGCTCATGGGGCGACTCTCCTTGGGTGCGTTACGCCACAAACCAAATTGGCTTCGACGACAACACGGCAAACCTCTTCTGGCTCCAGCGTTGGGGCGGCCTTTCTGGAAGCGAATCGTGGGGTATCGGTGAAGAGGCACTCGGGCACGGCGGGTCACTGATCGGTGAAGGAAACATTGCCATCGGCAAACGTGCTCTCCTTGGCATCCGTGCAGGCACCGAGAACTTCGCGGCTGGCGCAAATTCTCTCCAATCTCTCACAACCGGCAATCGCAATGTGGTCCTCGGGCAATCGGCAGGTAACGCGCTTACGACCGAGGATAGGAACACCATCCTTGGCGCTTACGCATGGAACGCTCGTCACGGCAGCAACAACATATCCATCGGCTACAACAGCAACGACTCGCTCACGGATACAGTGACGAACACGATCACGATTGGGACGTTGGTCGGGGCGCATACGGCGAGGGCGACGAACTCGGGAGATATTCTGCTTGGGAATGATTTGAACACGCGGCTTATCGTGCCGATTGCCTCTTGGGGCTCTGGCGACGGCACTTTGGTCTATCGCAACGATGGAACGTTTGGGTCCGTTCCGGGGGGAGTCGGGGATACGATTTGGACGAATAATGCTGGATATGTTCAATTCCCATCATCTTCTGTCCTATCCATTTCAACGAACGATGGCAGCATTTTCAATGGTCAATCGTCCATTTTCGCTTGGCAGAACAACCTTGCTTCTGGCGTGTTCTTGTGGGGAGATGGAAGCTTAGGGGAGAACGACAGGTATATCGAATATGGAGCAGGCGGCACCAACACCGCAAGTTACAACCCTGGAGACAGATCCGCCTACACCATCCTTCACACTTCGACCTCTGGTATTAATGAAGCAAACTTCGTAGCGGTTGGCACTAACGGCATGGACATGAAAATTGTCATAGATATTGACCGATCTGCTGGCGGCGACAATGATACGGCTCAATTTCGAGGGCAAGCTGAAGGTTTCAATCTCTGGAATTTTGACCCAACCAAGCCAGCCGACACGGGGGCGGCTTATACCTTCGACACTTGGAGGCCAAAGAGTTTAACGGAAGTCGTTCATGCGTTTAATAACAACGGAACCAACCTGCTGTCCGTTTACGGCAGCGGAAAATCCGAGGCGCTTGGAGGTTTCTCCAGCCTCGCCGCCGATGCCGCCGTTGCCATCAGCGCAACCGGATGGACAAACTCTTTTGGTAAAGATGCTCGCGTGTGGATGGACGGAACGAATCTAACCTACACTGTTTACAGCGCGTCTGGGTCTCCTTACTACACCAACGCCGTCGCCATTGGACACGACACGTTTAAGTTGATTACGGGCGAGAAGTTTATCGTTACTTCCGGTGCCGCGATCGGGGTGGCCAAGCCATGAAACTCATCGGATTGCTCTGTCTTATCGCTTTCGTTCTCGTTGCTCTCGTTCCAACGTCCAGCGGTGATCTGGATGCGTGGAATAATGGAACCAGCGCGACAATCAATGTCGGCGTTGTGAACATCGGGACAACGAACGTGGTCGGGGCTCTCGCAGGAAAACAGCCCGTTGGAAGCTATCTCACGGCTCCTGTGGCAAACGGAAGCTTGGCTAATTCTGCCATCACGATTAACGGCACATCGGTTTCTCTCGGCGGCACGCGCACGCTTTCTATTGCCTCATCAGATTTTGCCAACCAAGGGACCACAACCACAGTTCCGCACGGTAACGCGGCAGGCAATCCGACTTGGGGATCAGTGGTCAATGCGGACATCGCCGCCTCGACGATTGATCTGACGGCTAAGGTCACAGGCTCGCTTCCAATCGCAAACGGCGGGACGGCTGGCACGACTGCCGCGACGGCGCGGGCGAGTCTTGGCGCGGTAAATATCGCAGGCGATGCGATGACCGGGACTTTGACAACGACTGGAAGCTTTTTCGCTACTGCCAATTTAAGGGCTGGAGGGTCATCCGACATATACTGGAACAACGGAAGCGGTCTCCACTGTCCATCAGACGGCATTATTGAATTATACAATAACGCCGGGACAAGTTTTTCGCGTCTGCAATTCGGTGGTACAACGACCAGTTTTCCGGCGCTTAAACGCAGCACGACGTTATTGCAAGCTCGCCTTGCTGATGATTCAGCTTTCACGGTGTTTACTTCTGGCGGCGTAACTGATGCAAGCGCGGGCGCTGCCGGAACTTTGGGTGAAGTCATATCCTCTGCCGTCGCCTCAGGAAGTGCTGTTACTTTAACAAATGCGAGTGCCTGGAATGTGACTTCCATCTCGCTTACTGCTGGCGACTGGGATGTTCGAGGCAATGTCAATTTCTCGGCATCTTCCGCAACGGTAACAGGAACCGTGGGTGGCATTTCGACGACCTCAGCAACCCTTCCAACTGACGGAACAGAAGTTTACTCCGGAGTCCAGGTTACTCTTCTGAGTGAGACAGACTCGGTGACAATGCCGCCAAAGCAGATCAACGTAAGCGCTACTACGACGGTTTACCTCGTTGGTAAATCGACTTTCAGCGCGGGGTCAGTAACGGCGTTTGGGAGCATAAACGCTCGGAGGGTTCGGTGAAAACAGACAGCATCGGCGGATTGGCGACGTTCCATGTTTGGAGTTTTACCGCGCAGTAGGGTTTCACCCCATGCCTACAATGTCGCGGCGTGGTAGATTGTAGCTGATGAAAGATCAAGAAACTGATCCTTTGTCGCACTTGATTGCCCGTGTCCGGGCTGATCTTGGAGCGATGAAGGACGACGTTAGCGTTGAAAAGGCCGACGCTCACGCCGCAATCAGCAGCCTTAAATTACTGGAAAGGTTAATCATTATGCTAGTTCAAGAAGCAATCGACTTGGTAAATTCAGCGTCTACAACCCTCGACAGCTTTTCGCTGACTGAGGACAAGCTCACCACCGACGCAACAGCGCTTATTGCGGCCTATCAGGCAGCCCTTCAAGCCGCTGGTGGAACTCTCACACCTGAACAGGAAGCCGTAGTCAATCGCGGCAAGGCGTCGCTGGCCGCGCTTGTGACCATGGGCGAAAACGCCGACGCGCTGGTGACGAAAATCGACGACGCCCTTCCGAAGCCTGCTCCCGCTGGAGCCGCCGTAGCCGCCAAGAAGTAACATCTCCCAACTGCCTGGGAGCGAGTGCTCCTGGGCGGCCTACTTTTATGGACCTTCTTTTGATCGTAATCCTCATCCTCCTGCTTGGTGGTGGAGGATACGGGACGTATTGGGGTTATCACAACTGGGGTCCGTGGCCATCAGGCGGCTTAGGGCTCGTTGTGATCATCCTGATAATCCTGCTCGTGCTGAGGTGGAGATGAGCGACAACGAATTCAAACTCGCCGTCCTGCTCGTCACCGGGCTTCCTGCAATCCTTGGCGCGATCGCTTCTTTCGTGGCTATGCTTCGGGCTGGCAGCATTCACCAGCTTGTCAACTCGCAGTACTCTAACCTGCTCCAACGGAACCTCGAAATATCTGAAAAGCTCGCCGCTGCACTACCGACCGCGCATAACGTGATGAAGGCGGAGGCGGCACAGCAGGTTGTAGATGACCATAGAACCAAACCATGAAAAGGGCCTCACGCCTATGGCAATACATAAAATGACATCTCCAGATTGGACGGCTCTTGGTGTGATTGCTACGGCAGTCGGGACCATCGTAACCTCGGTGCTGTCGTTTTTGACGCATCGCCAAAGCAAAAACAACGCAGGCGTTTTGCAGGAGGTGAAGGCCAATAGCAACGGCAATTTGATCGCCCAAACCCGCGAGACGGCCATTGCCAAGACGGCGCTTGCTGACGCGACGGGAAAGGCAGAGGATAGGGTTGCAGCGTCCGATGCCCATGCGGTCCTGAGAAGCCGTGAAGCTGGGGACGCCGTGGCTAAAGAACGAATGCACGATCCGACCATATGAGAACCTTCTTCATCGGCACAATCGTCTTCGGCGTGGCTGCTGCCGTAGTGGCCTCGCGGTGGCACTTTGATCTCCACTCTTGCGTTCGATGCGCCCGAAATACGTGGTCACCGGCTGCACTGTGCTCTCGCTGTTGCATGGAAATTTTTAGGCATCATCTTAACCAATGACAATGGTCAATCTTTGCTCAGTATTTTTTGCTGGCATTCTTGTCGGTTGGGCACTCGGCTGCTTCTACTGGCCACCCGAGTTCCAAGGTTGGTTCAAACGAAGGAACAAAACGAAATGAAAAACCTGATCCTGACGGGCGCTCTCGCGGGCGCGTTACTCACCCTCGCGGCTTGCAAAGGTCCCATGGGGGACGTTGGCCGCGTTTGGCCTGACGGAGCCAGTGTGACTATGAAAGGCGTTCACGCCACGGCTTCAATGACAGGCGGGGCCTTCGACGCTCAGGAGATTTCCTGGATCGGCACAAACGGCTATCCGTTCCCGAGCACCAATGCCACGACAGTGGTAACGGAACCCTTGACTGCGCGCATTACTCCACAAGCAGAGACAGTGCGTGCGCCACGTTTGTCAAGGACGCCCCGCGGGACGAACATCGTGAACCGAACCGTCCCCCAGACCTTAAAGTAAGCCTATGGCCTCACTACCCGGACAAAACAAAGACAATCCCCCACCGTTGCCGAACGTCGGCCCTCAACCCGTCTCGCCGGAGACTCAAGAGGCTATCGCCAGGTGGAACAGTTCAATCCTTTTCACGCCAATCCCGAAGTCACTAGCGGAAATCCTGGCGCAGCACCCCGAATACGTCTCGTGGGGCGTCGACTCAGTTGTTGGCCGGATGGAGATTATTCCACGCAAGGATTAACGCTTTCGGCGCGGGATCGTGTTCTGGGGCGGGCAACCGTCGAGTTATTAGCGTACCGCGCCGCTCTCAATGACCAAACTCATTCCAACGCTCCAACGTGTCCCGCAGCAGCGCATTGCCACGCTCGGCAATAACCTCCGCGCCTGCATCGTGGGTGTGACGCCTGGCGCATCCCTCACAGAGCCGTGGCGTGTCTTGCTCTTCGACGCCCAGGGCCGAACCGCTGTGTGGCCCCTAACGGGCGTTTCCAGCAACGGAGACGACGCTTGTTGCGCTCTGCTGCCAACGGTGCCTGGAAGCGTGTTGCCCGGATTTCTTGTCGTGGCCTCAAAGAACCAGAGCACCAGCTCCAAGGTGGTCGTTCAAGAGTTTCGCCTGCCGGGCGATCCGTTCTCTGCTGCTCCTACACCGTCGCAGGCACCACCGCCCTACGGCGATGGCCAATCCAGGCAGACAGAGCTTGTCGTGATGCCGTCCGGAGAACTTGTCGCCTGCACCCACCAGCAGGCCCTTCCTGCCGTGGATGTCATTGTCCGTTCGCTGGCGGGCGTTTGGGGGCCGTCGCAGAGGGTTTCGATATCTTCTGCGGTTGGGAACAGCACTCAGTTCTCTGCCTGTGTGGCGCCTTGGGACGGGACGCTGTTTATGGCGGACATCTTTGACGGTGCTATGGGGGGTGACGCGGCGACGTTCACGCTTGCCGGTGGAAGGCTGGCGCTTAAATCGTCTTTCCCTCAGGTCATCAATAGAAACATAGTCAACGGCGTCTATGTCATGGGTGTGCTGGCGAGCAACGGAGAGATCACCGCGCTCGTGGCTACCACCGACCAGATTAACCGGCGAGTGAATCTTGGATACACGAACGTCCAATTCCCAACCGAAGGCCCAGAGGCTGGCACTAGGCAGGCTCATCCGGTCGTTGCAGGCATCGCTGCCGGGGCAGTAGTCGTTCAGGTGGCCGTCAGCGCCGATTGGGTGTTGAGCATCCTGAATCCGTGTATCCCGGTGACGCAGGCGGGTTCCGTGACTCTCTGCTACGCGACGGGTTACCCGACTCAGAACCTCCTGCAGTGCGCCGGCCAATCAGTTCCGCTAGGCAGTTCGATCTACGCCTACTCGACGGCCGCAAAGGCTTTCGTCGTCATCCAAGCTGACAAAACCGTGGCACTGGTGCAGCTTGACATCGTGCCGCCTACTCCTATCCCGCCGCCCGTAAAACCCTCCGTGTCCTTCGTGACGACCGGGGTGCGCCTCGCTGTCTTCGTCCAGCCACCCAGCACGCCCGTCAAATGGTCATCGGACGTGCAGGGAGACTTGGGATCAGGTCCGGTGCTCGAAGGTGAGCTAAGAGCCGTAGAACAGACGATTACAGCGTCGATCACCCTGCCGGATGGTTCGACGGCAAAGGCGACTTACAAGGTCACGCCGGGGCATTAACCGTCTCGATTTTGACAATCGAGCCCTGCTGGCCAACGCACTCAACCTGACCGTATCGGAATTGCACTCGCCCGTCCGCGTCGTCCACGCCTAAGACTTTGGCGATTTCGTCGCGCAGCGGCTTGAAGCCAGCCGCGCTGTTATCGTCATCAATCTCGCGGTGTCGGCAGGCGACGAGCGTAACGATGATCTGAGCGCGGCCTTTGCCTCGTTGTCGCACTTGGCGTTTTGGGACCAATGGCGACGGCGTATCAAGTTCTCGCTCGGCGGGCACCACGGCACCCACAGCAGAACGATTTCTGGCGATGGTGGATCGGCTGGCATTCGGAAACAGGCGTTTAAGTTCTTCGGTGGTCATGCCACCTTCGGAAGCTCAGCTTGAGCGGGTGGCTCGATCTTCTTTCTCGGCTTCTTTGACCCGCGAGCTTTCGGACGCGAGGAATCGTTGAGCGTGAGAATGTTCACGATGGCGTCCTTGTTAGCGACGATTACCTCGGCAGTTCCAGGAGCAAGTTTGAAATCTTCCGCCTCTTCGAGCAGCAATTTAATTTCTACTTCTTGCGCTTCAGCTAACGTGGCGTAGCAATTCCCGTCGCTGGCCTTATACGATCTTTCGTAGGTGATTGGCATAACTCACGGTGTTCCAAACCAAGGTTCCATTTCCACCGCATTGGCAACCGTTTTCACGATGCCTTCCAATGCCTCGCGCTCGATCTTCTGGATCTTTACGAGGTCGTAGTTGAGTAAAAACTTTGGCGCTCGGATCTCAATCCTGAGACGTGCTCGAACGGCAATCTTTTCGCCGCCTTCGTACGGCGCGATGCTCAGCGCGAATTCTCCAGGAAGTTCAACGTCATCCTTCGCGCCCGCTTTGGTTCGTGCGGCGAGTTTGAATGAAGACCCGGCGACGTCGTTCTTCTCATCGATTTCCCCGGTGATCTCAAGCTGCTGGCTGGCCTTGATGGTGCGGATTAGTTCCAGAAGCGAAGCATCGCTCTGACCGGCAATATCCTCGCTGTTGTCGTCGATGAACTGGGCAAAGGTCCGCTGATCCATCGCCTTTCCATTGCTGTTTTTCCATGTCGTCCACTCGGGCGTTTGGGTGAGCGTGAATTGCGCCCGGTGATCAGCCCATCCAGGGCCTCCTTGTCCGTGGTGATTAAGCACGGCGACAATGTTCGTCGGGCATGTCACATAGAGACGCGAATTAGGCGTTTTCTGCTGGTTCACGTAAGCGCAGAACGATTCCGACTTGATAAAATTCGGAGAGCCTTTCTTCCGGCTCGGCCGAATCAGGGTGTCCTCAAGGAGTCCGACTTTGCTATCCTTTTGGATGATGACAAATGGCTGGGCACCTTCGGCAGCAGTGTCTACATCTTGGCCTCTGGCGATGATTTCCTCTAAGGCTTCAATGTCTTCTTTGTTGGGCATAATTTGGACGAGTGTTAAGTGTGGGTGGCGATGGTTTACTGCGCCTGGGTCATGCGGGCGATTTCAGGAAGTTCGGGTTGATTGGGATCGTCGCGGAAAAGTGCGCCGGTCTTGTCGGTGTAAAATACCGTGCTCGCGGTCGAAGGCTCCGGTGCAGTGATCTGCACACGCCCGCTGATAGCAACTGTCTCTTCCTCGGCAGCGCCAACAGACAGGGTGATGACAAGCTTCCCTTTCTTGCCAGTCTCGCTGCACGCCTTGACGAGCGTTTGCAGCTTTTCCTGGGCGTCGATAACGAGCTTGCCCTTGCGGATCAGGTTTAAGGACTCGATGATGTTCAGAACGTTCCTTTCTTCGACTGCGGTTTACTTCGCGTTGTGAATGGCAGCGCCGCCGACTTTGCCGATCCGAGACATGAACTTGCGGCCTTTCGGCCCACTGGACACTTTCTTGCCGCCCATGCGGGCGATGGCTGTGCGCTGTTCAAGACTCATTACGGCAAATCCGCGTTTCTGCTTGGTTGGTTTATTCATGCGATCTACTGTAATCGACAGTTGACGGCTGTAAAGCGAAATCTTCAATGGCAGCAGACGATCTCATTTTTGTTAGAGTCTTTGACGATGAGTGTAGCTCCAGGAGCGTTTTCATTCATGCCTTCCTCGATCAATTCTAAAAGCAACTCGCGGGTTTCTGGTCCGTCCGGGCCGCCCAAGAGCTTCCAGAATGCCAGGAATGCTCAAGTGGAGCTTGCCGTGCTCATCCTCGTAACAGCCGTGTCCGTAATCCTCCTTCATAGCGGAAACTCCTTCGTGTTGAAAAGCTCGTCGCTGAGCCATCCTTGCTGCCCTGGTTTTTGGCCGCCATCCTGCTTCACGAAGGCAGGCACGCCAGCCGCGCGGCATTGCCTCACGCCGCTTTCGATCCATGCCGGGTCACAAGGGCGGTGTCCAGATCCACTCTCGCCGCCGAAGATTACCCACCCTATTCCGGCACCATCCTTCCTCGCCATCGAGTGATCTGGATTGCGATTAAACGAGAGCCCGCAAATCGTTGTAAACTGGATCGACCCAAGCAGAGGCTCGGCGCTGAGGAATCGAACCGGCACATTCACTCGGAGGAGAAACGGAATCCGCTTTTCCGCCCACTCCTGGTTCTCGACACTGACGCCCATCCAAACATTTGGGTAGCCGTGCGGACCCCAGTCAGCCGGAAGACATTCCTGAATGCGTTCGGCTCGTTTGGTTAGGAGTTGCCAATCCAGCCATGGCGTATCTCGAATGAGCGGCCAGAGCTTTGCGCGTTCCTGCGCGACGGTTGGATGATCTTCGAAGATGTCACCCATCGAAGAAGAGAAAACTCGGTGGCGCCTTCCTTCTCTCAATGCCTGCTCGTTCCACACAATCGGAGCGTGCCAATATTTTTCGCCGAAAGTTCGCCGTGCGGCACCCACTCCCCAGATTTCAAATGCCCAACGCGCGGCAAGAGCTTCTGCATAGCATTTCGCGCAGCCTGGACTGTAGCGCGAACAACCCCAGATGATGTTAAAAGTGTGATCCGTCCAGGAGATGTTTGTTTCTTTGCTCATATCACACTTTTGGAACAGTCCATACCATGGGTTTAATCAGAGATTCCAGCAGCGGCAATGTGCCGCCCATTCCAACAAACTCGCGAAGGTCTTTGCACGGGGGAAACCATATCAGGCTAGGACATTTGAGCATAGCCTGCAATCGCTCAGCCCCGCGCTGTCCCGCGTCATCGTTGTCTGAAATGATCAGCACGCGATGCGATTTCCTCAACCGTTCACAGAGCATCTGTTCCTGGCCTTGGCACGACGACCGTCCGACACATTCGAGCCCCATCGTGATTGCCGCGCTCGCGTCGGTCGGGCCTTCGCAGACGCAGGTCATCTTTGCCGCTTTCTCTTTTCCAAAGAAAAGCCCAGCTCGACTGCCGGTAACGGCCCACTTGTGGGTATCGCTGCGGAGCCTAATCCCGATGGTGCTTCCATGGGCGTCCTTCATCGGGAATGCCCAAGCGTTATATTGGGGGGACCACGCGATACCTAAATCGAGCAGCGACCACACCGAAACCCCAAGGCTATTGGAGAATTCAAAAACTCGATCCGGGTCTGTCTTCTCACTCCACTGGCGCATGATGGCCGTGGCGTTGATATGGTGAACTTCCTTCACTGGCACTGGGACAACGACACCGGGCTTTGCACCCTCTTTGTAGAGCCAACCACCGTTGTGCATTGGGTGGTTGTTGGCGATTCGCATACAGCACGATCCGATTTCCGGGTGCCAAGTACACCAGTCTGGCTTGCCGCATTGCGCGCACGGTTGCTTGCGGGTCACCCGTATCCATCCTGTGCTCATATCAGAACGGTGGATCTGAGTCGTAATGCGACGGCGGTGGCGAATCCTCCGACGGCGGAGGTGGTGCTGGAGTGGGCTTTTGAGGCGGCGGGGTTACACGTCGCCATCCGTTCTTTGCGAGCGCGTCGATCATTCCACCTGCCTCCTTCATGCTGAGGTTTTTGACGTTTATCTCCGGGTAGTGCTTCTTGAGTAGTGAGCACTGCTTGAACGTGGCAAGCTTTCCTCCCCAACGTCCAAAGATTTGGTCTACCAGTTGTTTCCCTTGGCTGTACGGCATCTGGGTGCCGTCGATTCCATTCTTCAAAAGAACAGCGAGTTGCTTCTCGCTGAGTTTTTTATTCGAGTCCCACCCGCGCTCTTTAACTGGCGTGATGTCCAGCACGTCGAACGGATTAACCTTGCGTGTTGAGTATTGGACTTTGGCGACCACTCGCGCACGACGCGCTTCTTCAGCCAATCGTCGAGCTTCCTTTTCTCGCCGCAGTTCCTCCTCGGCCTCTTCGAGCACATCAACCATTCGGACTTGGCCCTTCTCCTTCTGAGCCTTCGCCAACGCACGCTCGGCTGCTTCGTCGCTTACCTTACCTCCGAGAATGTCGATGCTCGTCATCAGCTTGTGCTTGCCGCTGTTCCCAACGAAGTCCACCAGGAGGGCGGAAGGCTTGGTTGATCCAGCGATGGCCGACTTACGCGCTTCGGCTTCATCAAAGCAATCCACGAGTCCCGTGAGTGGCCTCAGTGCCCTGCCGGCCATCTGGGCGTAAAGACTTCGGCTCTTGGTGGGGCGCCCCATCAGGATTACGGCAACGTCCGGGAAGTCGCTTCCCTCGGTGGCAATTCCGACGTTGCATAGAACCTGCACTTCTCTGGCCTTGAATGCGGCAATGCGTTCCCGGCGCGTCTCCTTGTCTGTAGCCCCGCAAACGAATGTGGCCATTCCTGGCCGATGGCGATTGAAAATCTCACAGGCCATTTCCGCGTGCTTCACCGATGCGGCAAAGAGGATGGACTGGCGATTGCCGATGATGTTGATGGAACTGCCGCACACGCCTTGCAGGTTTTCCTCAGCTTCCATGAGGCGCGCCAGATCGACTCCGTTCAGGTCCCTGTCCGTCGTCCTGATGTTCGAGAAGTCCAGATCCTCGACGCGCACGAACTGCTGATCGACCGGCACGAGCCACCCGTCGTTGATCGCGTCCAGGATTTCATAATCGAAAGCGACGGAATCGAAGATTTGACCAAGAGCCTCTTCGTCGGCCCGGTCAGGGGTGGCCGTCACGCCGAGAATCCGCAGGTCGGTGTTCTGCTTGAAATGCTCCAGAATCTTCACGTAAGAGCTGGCCGTGCCATGGTGGGCCTCGTCAACGATGACGAGCCCGAAAGACATTGGATCGAATCTCGCCAGCCGCTTGTGAAGAGTCTGAACCGTCGAGACAACGCAAGGGCTTCTCTGGAAAAGGTCGTTCGAAGCTGTCAGATCGGCCATCTCAACCTGGCATTCAACAGCGGCAATGCGCTCGATCCGGTCCTTGGCTTGAAAGATCAATTCCTCCCGGTGGGCGAGCACCAGGGCGCGTTGAGGCAGGAATCTCCGGATAACCTCGGAGAAGATTTGAGTCTTTCCCCCTCCGGTCGGCACAACAACCAGCGTGCTGGTGTCCTCTTTCCATCGCTCGAAGCAGCAGTTTACCGCTTCGTGCTGGTACGGGCGCAAGTTCACTTCTTGACCCTTTCATTGATCAGCCTCAGTTCCTCTGGCACGAGTTCGTATTTGTCCTTGCTGACGAAACCGCGCTTCTTGCAGAACGTGCACTTCTCGCGTGACCGGCCTTGGCAGTAAGGACAGAGGCACCAGAGTTGCGCGGAGCGCAGGTGTGTATGGGCTTGGCCCAGATCGACAACGGCATCCGAGAATTCCGTCCCAGCGAATAACTCGTCATTCTCCGCGCGCGCCTGATTGATCTGGCTCATCAGCTTCGCAGCACCCTTCATCAGTTCAAGGATTTCTCCGCGGCGAGCCCAGACAGCTTGTAGCGGCTCCGGTATCGCCTTGCCGAACACGTCAACGATTGGGTCTTTTGCTTTTTCTTTCGCCTTAACTCCGCTCGCAGCGGCAGTGATGCTGATTTGCCCGGCTTCCACTTTGGCGATTACTTTCGGAGGGGCGGCGTCAAGAACCTTGCTGGCCGTATCAACCGAGCGCCGTGAGACTCCCATCATTTCAGCTGCTTCTTCGTGCGTTTTTGCAGGAATTGCCCCGTTTTCACTAAACCGCAAATTTGCGGTTTGGCGACCAGCCTCACCCTGTTTTAAGTCAGCGATCTTAGCGGCAATAAGGGCTCGTTGCGACGCGTCGAGGTGCCTACGATGAAGGTTTGCCGAGATCACAAACTCCAGAGGGTTGGTGCCCCTGTACTCAACAAACCGAGGCTTAACCCCGGCGAGATCGCACGCCTCATGCCGTTGGCGACCGTCCAGAATCTTGCCTTCGAAGGTGGTGATTGGGTGGTGTAATCCGTGTTCAGCGATGGACTCCGCGAGCTTTTTTACTTCGTCGGCTCCCATTATCGGGAACAGTTCTGCGAGGTGGTGTATTTTTACTCTCATATGTGGTTTACTATGTTGTGGTTATGCTTAACGGATGCTTCAAGCATTACTTGATGACTGCTTTAGGCACTGCTTGGCTCTTTTCAGATCAGCTCCAGGGATCAACTCAGCTCTGCTATCTGAGCTTACGGGAGTGCCATTTGATTCGGCTTTAGCGTAGGCCTTCGCCTTCTTCCATTTTGCGTTCGCTGCCCTCCTTGCCCGGGCGGCGTAGAACTCGTGGTATCCGGCGTGTTCAACCCAATCATGGATCTTGCCGTCAACGTCCAGGAAGCCAACGTCAACGAGTGCCTTAACCATAGCGGGAGCGTCCCCGCGATAGCCGATGAATTCGGCAATGTCGTCATCCGAATACTTGGAGAAAGCGGCGTCACCGATAACGGATCGGAGTTGGCGCGTCTTGCGGTGAGAGAAGAACGTGACGTAAAGACGAACGTAAAGGCTCACACAATCCAATAGTCCGATTCTCCCCTGGCGCCGGGAAAACGAGTCTCGAATCGGGAGAAACGAGAAAGAACCCGCAGGGGAGGATCGGAATATCGGATTGTGATCACAGTCGTTATCGGCGCACTGCGACCTTCCCATAGGCAGCGATCAGTGTCAAGCTCCCTCATGAAGCGCGTCCGACGATTCCTTCTCTTCGCGTCAACCCTCACCTCCTCGTTTTGGAATGAGTGGAGATTGACCGGCAGAGTTAAGTGGAGGACCGCGCCGAAGATACTGGCTGCGCTCTTGCCTCAGTGCAAGGTTGAACGCGGTCCGGGGAGCACCTGGTGGAAACGGATGCGCGGCTGCCAGCGATGCGAGCTCTACGACCGGCGCAGAAGGGCTTGTGGGAAGCTCGGGGAGACGTACGAGCGGGGTAATGTCGAAGAACCTCTCGGTTGCGGGTGTTTTCTACCGCTCAAGGCATCCAGCCCGTCGGCCGAGTGCTGGCTCTGGGAGAGAACTGACGGCGAGATGGGCGTGGATTGGGCTAAAATGCTCGACGTAGCGTGGCCACGAGCGCAAATTGCTCCACGGAGAACATTGAAAGAGGCCCAAAATGCCTGATGAGTCCGAAGTAGCTCCAGAATCTACGGCGCCGGAGGAAAAAGTAAAACTTCCACCTCTTTCTGCTCCGCCACCATCGCTACTGAAGGACATTGAAGAGAGTGAACGGTGGGACGCACTCTCAAAAAAAGGGAAGCAGAAGTATTGGGCGAAGCGGCGCAAAGATGAAATTGAGAAGTACGAGAAGAGCCTCCGTGATTACATGCTTCTTTCCTCCTACAAAGAGGCCGACCCGGACGAAACCGTTCGCCTGGAGCTCTTACTCGCTCTCCGGGACATAAATGACGCCCTGGACACGGCCCGAACCCTGATGAAGAAGGAAACCAGCGATATTCGGAAGATGGGGCGCGTCGAAACTGTTTCCTCGCTCGTCAAACAGAAGCTTTCGGTTCTCGAGACGATCTCACATTACCAGGATCTTCTGACCGAAAGGAAAAAACGCGCAGAGAAGACCGGAGAGGACAAGCCAAAACCGAGAACCATGCCGATGACGGCTCCAAACGGTTCACCACCGCGCGGAGGGCTCGCTGGGACGTTCAGCGGACGAAAAAGCGAGGAATAGCATGAAAAAGCATTGGATCCAGGGGGCCATAAAACACGCGGGCAGCCTCAGGAAGAGCCTTGGCATCAGGAAGGGACACACGATACCCGAAAAAACGCTGGAATCAGCCGCATCCAAGGGCGGCAAGCTCGGAGCCCGTGCGAGGCTTGCCATGACGCTTTCAAAGCTCCGAAAATGACCCTCCTGGAGCGCCTGGACCGTTGCCCGCCTGTGTTCTGCCGGCTTATCGCACGGAAACACCGCGGGCGGGCCGCAATGACCCGGCGCGAGATTGCAAACCGAAGCGGGTTAGGGCTCCGAACGATCGACTCATACTCCGAGCGCACGTCCTGGCGAGGTATGGAGCCAGAATTGATCGACGCTTTTGCCGGGGCTTGTGGTGTGGACCCACTTCACCCGAAAAAGCACATCGACTGGTTCAGACGCCGGAAACGGGCCGCGTGGAGAGGACATGAGTTGGTGGTGGCGAGGCTGTTGAAGATCGTCAGTCAGAAATCAAAGACCTAAACCAGCCGTCACATCGCAACGGCTGTTGGCCAGCTTCACATATTCTGGGTTTAATTCGATAAGAACCGAGTTACGGCCAAGCTCCTTCGCAACCATGCCCGTTGTGCCGCTTCCGCCGAACGGGTCCAACACGAAACCCCCAACCGGGCATCCGGCCAGAATGCAGCGGCGTGGAATTTCACTCGGGAAAGTTGCAAAGTGCGCGTCCTTGCATGGATCAGGTCCGATTACCCAATAGTTCCGCATGTTTGAACCGCAAGCCATCTGCTCCTGCTTGCTCAAATGATCCCATCGGTCGTTAAAACCGTTGTGCCGTCTGGAATGTCCACGCTGCTTGTCGATGCGTTTGCGAGCGTTCTCGATGATGCGGGATTTTACGTCGCTCGCATTCTGAACTCCGTTCGTCTCAAAGAGCTTTGTCGCGTGCCCGTCATATCCTTCGGAAACCTGCTTGAGCATGGCTTCGCTTGGCGGATTCCGAACAGCATCAGCATCGTAAAAATAGCTCTCGCCCTTGGTGAGCAGGAAAATCTTCTCCGTTGCCGATGTTGGCCGGTCCGTGACCGACTCCGGCATTGGCGCTTTCTTACACCAAGTAATCTCCGAGCGGAGACACCAACCATCTGAACGCAGCGCAAAAGCCACCATCCACGGGACTCCCACCATGTCTTTATGCTTCAGTCCTGGTTGGGATTGCCGATTCGGATAGCCGTTGGCGCGATTGCGTCCGCCGTATTTTGGATCGAACGTGTGTCCGTCGCCGTATGGCTTAGTGGCGTACGAGTCTCCGAGGTTAAGCCAGAGTGTTCCATCGTCGCGCAGCACCCGATGCACTTCCCGGAAAACTTCGACGAGTTTGGCTACGTAAAGCTCCGGGGTTGCCTCAAGCCCGATCTGGCCCTCGACCCCGTAGTCTCGTAGTCCCCAATAGGGCGGCGACGTGACGCACATGTTCACTGATTCTGATGGGAGCGTTTTCAAAATATCCAAAGCGCCACCTTGTAAAATCGCCACAGTTGGTATATTCATTGTGTATGCGCTATACCCCAACATTAAAACAATGGCAAGTTGGGTATCTTGCCGCAATGGTCGATGCGGAGTGCCATGTAGGTATTCAGCGGACAATGGAAGCAAGAAGAGTGAGCCCAAGTTACGTAATAAGGTTCGAGCTTGCCATGACCGACAGAAAAACCATCGACTTCGTTAACAGCCTGCTTCCAGAGGCTAAACGAGTTTCATGCCAATCGTCAGGGAGAAGAATGCCATATTTCAGGCTTCGCCTGTGCCAGCAGGAATGCCTTAGATTTCTGAGGTTAGTGCTCCCATTTGTTCAAGGAAAGCGACGCCATATTGAGCTTTGCCTGAAGATGGATGCGCTCAGAAGAAGCCTCTCGCCAGCATGTTGCAGGAAAGGAATGCCTCCAGAATTCGCACCGCAGGCAGATAAAATATTCAAGGAATTCAGATCCATCCAGATGAAGAAAGGCGGGAAGTTGGCTCTTTAACCAACACTCACGAACCTCCTACCGACCTGAGGGGCCGTGACGATCGCTTCTTCAAGGTCTTCGAGCGTCTCCATGTAGATCATGTAGCTGAAGGCGTCGAAGATGTGTTTCTCGGCCTGCCCGCGCGCGACGTAGGTCACTTCGTTCGCGCCCTTCCGCAACTCCTTGAACATCTCAATCAGCGAAGTGCAGTTGGCGGAGACGTAAATGCGGTTCTCCGTGAGCAGGTCTTTGATCTTCTCGACCCGCTTGCGGACGGACCCGGGGCGCTTGGCCTGAGTGGCTGCTTGGAAGTTGATCGAGCCAGCGGAGACGAACTCCACGATGTCGGCGTCGATCTCGTCGGTGCCGCCGCGATACTCTTCGAAGGCCGAAGTGTCGGTCCAGTCGGTCCATTGAACATCGTGGCCGATGATCTTCTCCAGGGCCGCGCGTTTCTCCATCGCTTCCTTGGTGAACTCCGCGACTTTCACTTTGTCCGCGAGCACAACTAGTTCGTCGAGCACTTCCCATCGGGTTTTGCCGTCCTCTGTGAGTTTCTTTTGAGCGAACACGCAAGCGTGGTTCACCTTGCCCAAGTCCCAGCCGCCGTAAAGCCGGTTGATCGAAGGGTCGGGCACGATGTATTCCCAGTCGCTCTTGTCCATGAAGTTGATGTTGCCGACGACGTGGATGTTGGGACGGAACAGGGAGGAGAAGTGTTTGTCACCGTGCCCGCGAGTTTTCGTCCATTTGCCGAGGACGAAACGGTCCCAGGCTTCGGGGTCATTGCGATATTTGCTTTTTATCTTCGCAATCATGCGCGGATCGACGAAGCCTTCCGCGTCATCAAGTGTAAATTCAAAGAGAGCAAGCTGCTGCTGGAAGGCGTAGAATTCTTCAATTTCGATAGCTGTTACTCCCTCGGGCGGACGAGCCGTTCTTTGCTCGTACCAGATTTTGAAAGCAAAGTGGCTAAGTGCGTTGCGCGGCGGGTTGGTGTCACTTATCCAAAGAAACTGGTCGTAGGGCACACCGTCCATACGCAACTGTTCCTCACTTATGTAGAAAACATTTGGGTCGTCGAAGTTTTGAAGCTCGACAAAATAGATGCAAGTGTATTCCGTTGAAAGAAGCTTATCTTCCACGTCTCCGTCAAATTTCAGCGAATGTAATTGGCACTCACTTTGGCCACCCCAGCGGTTCTCAATTTTGAAATAGTCCATCCGAATCGAGCCACGTTCCCGGGGTCTAACCGAGTATTTGAACCGCCCGTAATCAGATTGCAAATCTGCCTCCAGCCATTCGTTTATGACACCGATCCGATCACCAACTAGCTTTGGCCAAACACCAGAAAGGGCAGTTCCCCTTGTTTTTACGAAGATCGCAACTCTAGCTGGGTCAACTTCCCAAAGGTGCTTGAGTATCTTTTCCAAACTCGAAAAAGTTTTCGTGGATAGCCGTGGACCGCTCGACAGGATAAACCTCTTCGAGCAATCAAAAACTTTCTGCTGAGTTGGTCCGAGTCGAGGGGACCACAGTCCGGTTGCTGGATTAACTGGCATAGGCAGGGCCGACGTATCGAGCGCGTCTCACGGTTTTACCGCACCGTCCGCAGGCGATTCGGCAGAGGGGTTCAACCGAAAGGCCAGCGCCACAGCAGCGGCTCACAAAAAGATGCAGGTTTGATTCTTCCAAGCCAAGAAACAGTTTCGGTTTTCTTTTCATCCCCCTCCCGCCGTCACGTCGTTTTTCTCTGCTTGGATCATCGCCCGTATCAGAGTAGCGGCAATTGGCCAGACGATTGCGTTTCCCGGAGCTTCAAGTAGTCCCACGGAAGGCCCATCAACCAAGCCACAAACTCCGGGTTTGGAGCGCCGGAATTTACCGTCTCCACATTCGATCCAGGCGCAGTCGGACCAAAGGCCCGCTCCAGGACTTCCGATAATGGCCGCGCATTCTTGGCCATTGTCTCGTCGCTCGCTTTGCCGCTGCGCCAATCCCGGCTCGTGGCTGTCGGCCACAATCCCTTGATCGACTGCGGTGTGATCCTCTCCCGCTCGCCGCCCCAATCCTTCCCGCGATTCTTGCTCATGTTCGGAGCTTGGCAGACTTGCGGTGTTGGCCACATTGCCGCCTTGGCAACACTGGTGAGCCTCAGGCCGTCCTTGTTCGGTTTGTCGGTCCGGTTGCAGGCTCCATTCGAATCGCTCTTGGTTGGGGTCGGCCACACCCCGATCCTGGCTTGGCTCGTGAGCGTGTCCGCCACTCCCCGGTGGCCTCCCGTTTGCTGCGAGTCTTCCGCTCTGGCAGTCGCCCACAGCCCCACCTTCAACTGGCCTTCCATTGTGAGAATCTTCTCGCCGGCCTTGCCCGAACAATACCCGCCGCGCACGGTCCGGGGAGTGCCCCATAATCCAGAGCCGCTCCCGTCGTTGCGGGGAATCGACGGCGCAAGCTGGAATATTGAGCGTCCGGCACTCGTAGCCTTTGCTTTCCAGCTCAGCAAGCACTCCGTCGAGGCCCACTCCGTTGAACCCAAGAGGATTTTCAAACAGGACGAAAGCGGGCTCTGCTTCGTCAACAATTCGCAGAGCTTGAGGCCAGAGCCAGCGGTCATCTTTCGGGCCAAGTCGCTTCCCGGCAAGACTGCTTGGCTGGCACGGTGGACCTCCGAAAACTCCCCAGACACCTCGGTAGCGGGTTGCGTCGAACGTGTTCGCGTCTTCCTCGACCGGGCAGGGCCAGTTTGCTTTGAGGAAGTTTCGGCGGGCGGGATCTGATTCGCACATAGCGATTGTTCGGACTCCGCAAGCGTGAGCTGCGATTGAGAAACAGCCAAGGCCGGTGAAGATATCGAGGCAAGTGCGCTCATTCATTCCGCGCTTTCAAAAACCCCCGCCGCGCCCGGTTGCATTGCCAAACCTCCGAATGAAGTCCGACGCCGGGCGGGCGGAAGATGTTAAAAAGTTGTGTTCAGAGCTAGCAATGCGTCCACACTCTACCATCGCCGAATTGGTTTGCCAGCAGTTTCTTAGGGAGTAAGGTGCCATCAACGGCCAACGATATCGTTAACTACTGGCATTTATGCAACTTGATCTGGATTCGGATCTTTCGGAGCAACTAAAGGACTGTAAGCCCGACGAAAAGGTCACTCTCTCGGCGACTGTTCTCAGCAACGACGGTTCGACCGTTCAGGTTGATATCGACACCGCGACCTCCGACAAGTATGCCGAAGGCCCTGGTGAGAGCGAAGGCGGCGGCGTGGTCGAAGGTCAATCCGGCGAGCCGGTCGGTCCCGAAGAACAACCTGCACTCCCAGGCCCAGTGAAAATGCTGCTCAAGCGCCGTTGATATGGGGCTCGTCTCCCTCAAAGTTCTCGCGGCGAAAGGTATCACTGACGAGTCGTTGCGGAAAAAGTTTGAAGGCGTTCAATACCCCTTCTCGGGAGCACTCGTCGGCATCGCGTCCGACGATATCACAAGACTGGCGTACCGCGTACGCACGCGCGTCCAAGATGGCATTCTCAATAATTTCAGAACTTACAAAATTTTCCATGCCATCGACCAAGCCTGGGACGTGCCATTCAAGCAGGTGTCCCCGACGCTCATGCAGTCGTTGGCTGAGCACAAGTTTGACGAGAGCGTGCTCAACGCAGCGACCGAATGGGGTTACACGCATCTGATCCAGGACGACATCGACGAGAAAACCGGCAAACCGACCGGCAAAAAGAAATTCTCGGTGCCGACCTTCTTCAACGTCTTCATCCCGCTGGTCCGCGCCTACGTCCTCATCCGTGCTGCCAAGCTGACCGGCGACCGTGCGTTGGTCCCGTATTTCAAATATGAACCCGTCCGCTCGACGGCCATCAACCGGGCTAGATGCGAGATCATCACCGACCGGATTCAGGTCATGTCAACGCAGATGGGCTACCCAGACATCGGGCGCCAGGCCATCCTGCGAATGCTGCTCTACGGAGCGCAACTGATGTTCATCCAAGAAGAATGGTGGAAGGACGAACAGGAGCAGTTCAAGGGCGGCAGCGAAGAAGAATTCGAAACCGTCCTCAGCCGGGAAGGGCTCCGTTACCATTTGCCGCACCCATCGCGCACTTATTGGGACCAGGCGCACCCGCTTTCCAGCTTGAACACGAACACCGGCATGGAATTTTGCGGTTACTGGCGCGTTCACCGTTTCCGCGACGTCCGCCTGAACATGCACCTTTGGAACACGGACAAGATCGTGTTCAACAACGTGGACCTGCGCCGTGACCAAGCCGTGTTCTTCAACACCGTCTACGGCTCTTGCACGCTGCAATTCCCGCAATCTTGCACGGCCGCATGGCAAAGCCTCGACCGCGAAGACAATCTAAGGAATCGCTTTTACACGAGCGACTTCGATGACTCCGCCGTTGTCCTCACCGAACACTTTGAACTACTGAACCCGAAACGCGACGGGCTCGGTGACTACGATCACAATGTCTGGTTCCGATTCGTCACGGGCGGCGATGGCACGATTCTCTATTGCTCACCACTGCCAGGCACCCCGGCGACCTACTGGGGCTACGACCCGGACGAAGCCCGTTACCTCAATTCATCGCTCGCGCTCGAAGTGCTCCCGTTCCAAGACCAGGTGAGCAACCTGCTGACCCAGGCGCTCCTGAGCGTGAAACAGAACCTCGCCAATCTGACGTTCGTGGACTCGGACATTCTGGACGAGGAATCCATCAAGAAACTGGAGAACACCGGGGAAGGCTGGTTTCGCAAGCTCAATTTCTTCCGGTTCAGCGGACGCAAGACACGGGCAGCGCAACAGGACGTGCGCTACGCCTTCGGTTCCGTCCGATTCCCGCAACTCGACGTGCCCGCCCTATTCAACGCCATCAACGCCGTGCTCGGGATTCTGGAGCGTGCGCTCGTCATGTCCGCCCAGGAGATCGCGGGGCAAGCCACGCACGAACAGAGCAAGCAAGAGATCATTGGCGTGCAGGCGTCCAGTTCCAGCAGGCTTGAGTACACGGCAGGCATGGTCGATCGTGCGTGGGACGGGTGGAAACACCAACTTTACACCTACCTGATGGCCTTTGGCGCCGAGGAAACCTACGCCCAACTCAGCCAGGATCCGGTTTACACACCGGAATTGCTCTCCATGCTCGGGTTCACCGTCGAACACAAAGCCACGCGGCACGGCGATAAGCACTTGGTTAAAGGCAACCTGAGCGCCCTGCAAATCGAATACTTCTCGTCCACGCGCGACGGCGAACAGCGCACCAACGACACGACAGTTGCCACGGCCATGCTCCAGATGCTTACTACGGCGCTCCAAAATCCAATGATCGCCCAGACCATCGGACCCGAGCAATCCATCATGCTCGTCAATGAAGTGCTCGAGCAAATGGGATTGCCGAAGGATTTCAAACTGCGCCCGATGCCGCCCCAGGTCCCGCCTGAACAACAGCAACAGATGATGGCTGAGCAGTTCAAACAGTTGAGCCAGCAGGTTCAGCAGTTCGTGAAACAGAATCAGCAGGAATTGATGAAGGAAGTCGGCGCGGAAATCAAACCGCTGGCCGACGCCGTCAAGCAGGCGATGAAACTGGGCGAGAAGAACGATAAGCAGGTTGCCAAGATCCTCGAACTGATGGCGCAGCAGCCGAAAGCCCTTTTGCCGACACCCACCACGACCACCACACCCGGCCAGCCGACGCTCACTATCGGAGGGCCAGCCGCACCTTGATCCACGTCACTCTTACCCCACTCACCAGAGAGCAGGTTCTCAAGATCCAGAACTGGCTCACCGGCGAAGCTGCCGAACTTTACCGCCGTGTCTTGGTCAGCAACCTTGCGGACCTGCAGGCCAAGGTTGGGCAGAACTTCATCGAATCGAAGGGGGAGAAGAACCGCCAGGACCAGGACGCCATCGAACAAGCCGGGGAAGCGTTGGTCTACGTTCACGCGCTCGCCGTCTTCGACCAATTCCACGCAGGAGCCGGGAATTTGATCGACGCTACCATTTCACTGGAACCACCACCCAAAATTGCAGAAATCACGTAGCACCCTATGGCCACAGCCACCGCAGAACCCAAAGAAGACCAACTGACAGAGAAGGAAATTAACGAGCTCGCCTCCAAAGCGAGCGAAGTTCTTTTCGGCGCACCCACCAAGACCGACGAGGAAAAGGCCAAAGAAAAGGCTGATGCCGAAGCCGCTGCCAAAGCCGCCGAGGAAACCAAGGCGGCTGCCGATAAGAAAGCTGCCGACGACAAAGCCGCTGCGGACAAAGTGGAAGCGGACAAGAAAGCCGCGGAAGCTGCTGCCGCCGCACCCGCGAAGCCAGCCAAGACCCCGACGGCTGACGAGATTGCCGATCGCGTGGCTGACCGGATGAAACCAGCCAAGGCGGAGGCGACCAAGGAGCCAGAGCTTTCTGCTGATGACCAGCGCAACCGGGACGTGCTCGCGTTCATGGCGCAGGAACAACCGGAGTTCGGCCGGCTGCTGAAACGGTTCGACGCTTTCATTCCCGCCGAGAAGAATTACCGCGAGCGTTGGGAGAAGGCCAACCCCGGTGAATCCTACGACCCGACCAACGAAGCGCACGCCGACTTTTACAAGGCCAACGACCCGATTCAGACCGAGGCCGACCAAGCCGCTTTCGACCGCGCCCAGAACCGGCTGGAAGCACGGCAGGAAGCCGAGAAGGTTCTGTCGCACGGCGAGGCCAAACGGATGCACGCCGAAGCCGTTAAAGCCGTCACAGCCAAGCTGGCCAATCACCAGGACGATGTGACCAAGGAGCTTTTGAAAGAGACGGACGGCGAACTGGCGAAGATCGAGCCTAAGAAACTGCGCGAGGAAGACCCGCTGGCTGATGCGGCCATCCGGCCGTATGTCCCGGCGCTGGCGGCAATGACGGCGGAACTGACTAAAGCATTCACGCCAGGCTTGAACTACCAATTCAGCGACAATAACCCGCTGCACGTTACCCTGATGCAAACGATCTACGGGTACGAGAATGAGTTGTTGGCGCTCCCGGAAAAGGATCGCCTGTCCAATGGCCGCGTGCTCGCGCCCATCGAAGAGTTCAACAAAATGACGCCCGAACAGAAGTCCAAGCACTGGACGATCTGGATGGAGCCAAACGCCGTCCGGGCGCTGCTCGTGCGCGATTTTTCTGCTAAAGCCAGGGAAGATTTGACCTTGTATCGCTCAAAAGCAGGCAAACCCGCAGCCGATCCGGCAGGAAATGGGACGCCAAAGCCGAAAGAGGAAAAGACCAAGGAACCGCCGAAGGACAAGGGTAAAAAGGAGTTTCCGAACACTTCGGGTGGCGCAAGTGACGGCACCCGTGGCGGAGCGGATGCCATCATCAACCCTTCGGATGCGAAAAAGATAACTGAGTCCTTGTTCGCCACTTAGAATTGCTCGAAAGGCCAATGCTGCTTGAGCGTCCCTATCGTTGGGGCGGTAGCTGAGGCCAGTCGAGCAATATGCCAGCTACTCCTTTTGCGGCCGCGTGTGACATAGCCATCACCAACAACTATGACACCACGGGGTCCCTCACGAAATCCACGATCAAAGGGCTGACGCCGACTCAGGTCAAAGCCCTCTTCACCGACGGTACGCAGTGGCACGAAATGACGGCCATGCTGCGGACCCAGTTTGAAATGGCCGCATGCGGCGTGCGCCGGTTCGGTCTTTACGACTGGATCATGTCGAGCAACCGGCCCGGCATGGGCAAACTGCTCCAAACCGTCAAACGCGACAAAGGTTCTTCCCTCATCCAGCCGTTCATCATGGGCCGGCAGATGTCGGTCGTGAACCAGGACTACTGGGTGATCGTTACAGGCTTTGCCGCTGGCTCTTACACGCCAGGCACCACCGGGCCCTTGAGCACTGTCAGCGGTGTGGACCGCGTTATCCGCGTGGTCGCAGGCTACGGCGTGCCGCTCGATGCCAAGTATTTCCTGCCGAAGCATCAGATTTACATTTTGAACCTGTCGGGCGGAGGCAGCTCGCTCATGGGCCAGTGGGGCGTCGTCGAAGCTGTCGTTTCCAGTGGCGGCGATTACGTGGACATCGGGCTCTACGACTTGAACAGCTCCGACACGACCACGGTAGACGAGACGCCGGTAACTGGCGTTGTCCTCGTCGGCGTGAACAACATCAACGACGTCGAGAAGTACTGCTACAACCCAGTCAACGTTAACCCGACCAAGTTCGTCCCCTATTGGTACCAACCCCGCCGGCGGATGCGCCGGGTCGATTCGAGTTACATGGAAGTTTTTCAGAAACTCATGGAAGACAACGAGTGGTTCGCGCAGTTCCAGGATATCCCACTCGCCGAACGCAATCGCCAGGACGAATTGAACGACCAGAAACAGATGGTCAACACGTGGTTCTTCGGGCGTCCCTACGCGCTCGCGCAACGGTTGGAAGGTTCGCCGTTCTGGACCAGCTTGCCGCAGATTCTCAGTTTGAGCGGTGCTTCCATCGACCCGGGAACGGGCGGACTGCTCCAGGCTTACCGGGCGAACATGATCGGCATTTACCCGCAGATGCAGGCGTGCAACCGGGTGAACGATTTGCAGGGCCAGGCGCTCAACATTCGGACATGGGCCGAGGAACGGATTTACGACGTTTACCGCGCGCGCACCTCGCAAGGGCGCCCGTCGCGCAGCATCGACGTTTACTGCGATTCCATCACGAGCGATCAGTTCATGGTGGCGTTCATCGCTTACTCGAAGGGCAAGCTGGGCGATATCGTCCGCATCAATGTCGCTGGCGATTCCGGCCAACACGCGATGCCGTACACGATGAGTGAAGGACAGAACGAATGGGGTTTCCAATGGAGAAGCTTCCGTCTCTATCGCCCGCTGGGCGTCACTGTGAACATCATCACGCACGAGTTCTTCGACGACCTGCTGAACACGTTCACCAACCTATCGACCGGCCAGCAATCCTCGCGCGGGCGCTTCCTGCTCGCCTTGGACATCGGCAAGGGCGGCTCGATTTATCCCGCCGTGCTCGGGTCCAACCGCAAGGTGTATGAGACTGGACAAATCGAACAGTTGGCCAAATTGGACGCCAGTTTCGCCTGCGTCATGGAGAACCCGACGATTCGGACGACCGCGACGAGCGAGATTCAGACGATGATCGTAGAGTGCCCGCTCAACAGCGATTGGACGGAGAACTTCTCCAGCATCACTTACACGGCCTAAAACTCAATTAGCCCCTAACTAGCATCTAAGTAGAATCTATGAAGACTCCAAAATTGATCGCCGGTATCTTGCTGGCCGCAGTCTGCGCCTTCCTCATGGCTGGTTTACTGGATCGGAAGAACGATGCCCAGCCAGCGTCCACGCATCAGCCGCGGGAGGTGCAGTACGCCTTCCCGGTTTACCCGAGCCTTGCCGCGTTGCTTGCCGATGGGCCAACGCCGATTCAATTCGGTGCCGCTCTCATCCGTGGTGGCTCCACGAATTACGACGGCAGCGGTGGTTTCCTGCTCTGGAGCGGCACAGCACTGACCACGACAAACGCCAACACGGTGTTTGCGGTTCCGGGGATTACAAACAGTTCCGGGACACTGGTAGGTAGATGGTTCGCGCTCAATACGAACGCTCCGCCAGTTCCATAAAGCTTCCGCTCATTGGGTGTGAGCGTGTGAGGTGGGCGGCTGGCTTCGGCCAGCCGTTTTCGTTTAGTCTTGCGAACAGCCAGCCGTAGGCGCATAAGTTTGAAACCTTTATGACCTTTTGGAAAAAAGAAGTCCCCAAAACACCCATCTACCTCCCCGACGGTTCCCATATCCAATTCGAGCCTCGCGACGGTCGGATTGGCTTCTATCAGACCGAGAACCAGGCTGAAATCGACGCCCTGACGAAGCTGGAGAAGGAACACCGGGGCGGCGTTTTCTCCGTCACGGAAACTGAGTATCAAGGTGATAAAAAAAAATTAATGTCGATGCCATCAAATCCCGGTTGGCGACAGGAAATTGGCGGGGGCATAGCACAGGACACCATGCTCAAGCGGCACAACCCAGGCGAACCGGGGGCGGCTGCGGCGGCTGCGGCGGTGCCTAAACCAACTCCACCACCGGCACCAACCACGGCAGCGGCCAAACCTCCCGTCAAGCCCCCGAACGTCGGGCGACGTCCGTAGCCTAAAACGTCATGGCAAAATTCCGAAAGAAGCCAGTAGTGGTCGAGGCAACGCAATGGTTCAAAAATGGCGACCACCCGGAAGACAATGTTTGGCGACCATTTGAAGATACCGGGCACAATCCAACTGAGCCGCGAGAAGGAGCCGTAGTCCGTTATTTTCGCCGTCCGGATGGGAGTGGTAAGCTCACATGCGACTACTGCACTAAAGGAATGAGACATCACGGCTGGATCGACACCCTAGAAGGTGGACATATTGTCTGCCCGGGCGATTGGGTAATTACCGGAGTAAAAGGCGAGCGTTACCCATGCAAGCCAGGCATCTTTGCAGCGACTTACGAGCCAGCCTGATTTGTGTACGACCTCGGCCCTAAAATCTCCTTCGGAGCACTCAAGACTGAGCTGAAAGCTCTGATCTGGCCGAACGGTGTCCCGGAAAACCTCGTTTCACCCATCGACAAAAGCTTCGAGGACGCCTTTATCGACATCCAGCGGTACGTCACCTGCCTGCAATCGTGGCACGTCGATGTCTTCGCCCAATGCGCCACTTACTTCCAATGTGGGCTGACGGTGTTCGATAAGCCCCGCGGCAAGATCCGCAGGGTCCGCACGTTCCAAGGCGATTTCTGCGACCCGGTGACGCTGACGCCCGCCACCATCGAGCAGATTTATTGTTGGTCCCGGAAGTTCCTGGAACGCGTGACTCCGCCGGCCAACATCGGGATGCCCGAGCTACCGATGGGCTTCCGCTTCGCCGACGCGACTACAGACTCGCCCTTTGGCCGCGCCATCGTTGGGCAATACTCATGGGACCGGGAGCGGATGTACGTGGCACCCTGGATCCAGAGCCTCGAATCTGTCGTCGTCGAATGGGACGGGCTCAAGCGGAAGTTCGCGGACACTGACCTGTTCCCGGACGAGCAGGACTTGAAGCGCACGATCAAACTCTACGTGCAGGCGGAGTTCTCTCGAGACTTCGAACGCGATTTTGCCGGCAAAAAGGAGTTCCAACAGGCTTTCGCCGATGCCCGCGCCGATCTGATCTACGACTGCGACCAGGAGAACCGTTTGCCCAAGGCGGAATCGTGCCCCGCCGAGCGCGAATACCTTTGGTTTCATCGCCTGGAGGACAACAACCCAGAGACAGCGGAAGTGCCGGTTGTGGTTGCTGCTTTTGGCGATTACGGCAGCGGCGACGACAACGAGCGGGCAGTGGCGACCCTCGTCAAGAGTTGGAACCCGGCTGGTGTCGTGACGCTCGGAGACAATAATTACCCTGACAACGGCGGACTCACCTACGACCAGGCTGTCGGCGCGTTCTACCGGAAGTTCATGTACCCGTATCCGGGCTCCGAACCGCTCTGGGCAGGCGAAACGGACGCGACGGCCAATATGTTCTGGCCTGCGCTCGGCAACCACGACATCGACCGGCTGGCCGAGTATCTCGCCTATTTCAGTGGGCTCACGCCGAGCAACGACCGTTTCTATGACATCGTAATCGGGCCGATTCATTTCTTTATCCTCAATGACGGCATCAACACCGCCATGGACCCGACGACTGAACCGGCTGGCAACGATGCCCTGAGCACACAGGCCTCTTGGTTCAGGAACCGCGTGGCCACGTCCTTGTCACCGTGGAAAGCCGCTGTCGTCCATCACCCGGCCAAGGCGAGCCCGTACGCCCATGAGCCATTACCTGTTCTGGATTGGGTCAAGGGCGTTGATATTGTGATGAACGGGCACGAGCACCATTACGAGCGGCTTTCGGTGGATGACCAGAACTACGCCATCTGCGGGGCAGGCGGGGCGGCTCTCGTGCCCTACGGTCCCACCATCGCGCCAGGCAGCCTAGTCCGGTATGACGCCTCTTTCGGGGCGATCAAGCTCACGGCGACCTGCACGACGCTGACGCTGGAGTTCTTCAATGTCGCCGGGTCAATCATCGACACCTTGGCGCTGACTAAATGAATTTCAACGATCTCAGCAATGCGCCCTGCGTCGTTCCGCCGTCAACGGTGGCCGGGAAGTGTGCCGGCATCGACCCGCGCTGTCTCGACCTGGAATGGGCGGCTAATCATCCCGAGACGTGTCCCGGCGCGGCCAGCATCGTTTCCTTGCACGTCGTTCCTGACATTGGCGAAGTGGACGTCGGGGGTGCCGTTCCATTTGCCGCGCAGTTGGTCTTTTCCAACGGGCTGACCAAAGACGTGACGGACGGTTCGACCTGGACGACGACCGACACGAGCATTGCGACCGTGGACCCGACTGGGCTTGCCGCAGGGTTGGCTGTCGGCAGCACCAATGTCCAGGCGCGTTACAAGGGTTTGGTGGACATCGCGCAACTCGACGTGATCGCTCACTGCGTTCAGGCTGGGCTCGATATCGTCCTTGTGTTTGACCGTTCGGCAGGGATGGCCGACAAGATGACGACCGATGGCAACCCGACACCGGGCGGATTGACGATCCTCGAACTGGCCAAGCGAGCAGCCACGGCTTTGGTATCAAGCGCCTACCTCACGGACGGCAAAGATCAGATTGCCGTTGTGTCCTGCGCTGGCATCTACCGGGAAGGCCAAGTGACGCCTTACACGCCGGATTCGACGCTGCACATGCGCTTGAGCCATGTTCCGAGCGCGATCCTCGCCGCGACCGACAATGTGCACACAGGCAACTGCTACTACGACACCGCACCAGGTCAGCACAATACCGAGTGCGCTACCGGCATCGGCGCCGGCTTGGCGCGAGCGCACCAGGAGTTGATTGATCACGGGCGAGCGAACACCCGCAAGCTGGTCGTTTACATCGGGCTCGGTTACGAAGTGTTCTGCCAGCCAGACCCGCCCGTCGTCGCTGCTGAACTTGTCGCCGCCAACATCGAGATTGCCGGGATCGTAACGGGTCCGCCGTTCTTTTACCATCCGTGCTCCATTCTCCCGAGTGGCGGCACGACTTGGGATTACGTCCGTGCGCTCGTCACCTGCAACTTGTTCTTCGGGGTCGAAGACCTGAACGATTTGGCCAATGCCTTTTCCGCCTGCCTGAGCAGCTTGTGCGCGATTCAGAATGCCGGGTGCGTCTACTACGTCGCGCCTGTGGTAGGCCCGCCTGCCCCTGTGCGTTACCGCGATCAATTGGACTACAACGGGTTCATCAACTGGAATGTCACACGCGGGTTCGTGGACTTGATCGGCATCGACTTGTGGCCGCTCCAGCCTGGGCACGGGATGTATGTGGACATGGTAGGCACCGATCTGTTGCACCCGCGACCCGCTGAGAAGAACACGCTGGGCACAATTGAAACCAAGCGCACGTTCACACTTGGCCCTGGGCGCTACCGATTCTCGCTTAAAGTCAGCGGCAACCTGATTTACGCCGGACCGCCGATGGGCATCAAGATCACCATCGGCACTCTGCTCGTGCAAACTGTTATGGTTGCGAACTGGCAGCAGCCGCTCACGGAATACATCTTCGATTTCTCGTCACCGGGTTCGACATCGGCACCGATTATCATCAAGGCGCTACAGCCAGAACCGATTAGCGCTTGGGTGCGAACAGTCGGCCCCCTCATTGACGACGTGAAGTTGGAGAACTTGGACACGAGCATCGTGCTGTTCTTCGACGACTTCGACCAAGAGAATCCGTTGCCCGCTTAAAATACTTCTTGCAGTCTCACGCCTTTTGGTGAAGAGTTCGCCGCGTGACCTGCCCAACCTGCAAACGTAACGGTGCAGAACCTCATTTGGTTTTGACGCCTGCTCTATTTGGGGAACTCTCGCTGGTCACGCGCTATCCAGGCCGCACCGCCCCTGAATACGACGCGATGGTTCATTCGCGTGCGGGCGTTTCTGCGGTCAATAATCGACTGGAGCGGCTGAGGGCTTTGGGGCTTGTGAGGCGCGAGCCCGGAATTGGAAACCGCTGGCGCTACTGGCCGACTCCGGCGAAGGGCAAATCAAAGTGAATCCTTACCTTTCAATCCCTGTCGAGGAAGCGCGAAAGATCGCACGGGCGTTCGATAAACAGATTGTGATTATCTGTGCGTGGAATCGGGAGCACGGAAGACTCCATACGACGACCTACGGTGCTGAACCTAATGATAAAATCCATGCCGCACAAGGCGGCGAAACTGTTGCCAAAGCGCTCGGATTTGATCTTGAAAGGGCGGTTTTTAACGAAGACTTTCGCACCATCGAAGCTGCCGGAAACGCCCAACTTCGAGACATGGCAGCTGGGATAGTCAGTGCTTTCCGAAGTTACCAGTATGGGAATTCTGCGCCTGATCTTGCCAAGGAACTTGCCGACAAGATCGAGGAAATAATCAAACCAAGTTCGGCGAAGGGGAAGTAATGCGGTCCTTCTCACATTCCGGGGATGCTGGTGATTTAATTTGGTCCTTACCCTGCATTCGCCTCATGGGTGGCGGTGATCTTTACCTCACTACGGCACCGTGGACGCGTCAGCCGCCAAATCTCTGGAACATTTTCGATCTGCTCAACACTCAGCCTTACCTGAACTTCGTTGGACTCCACGACGGCGAATACATCTCCCACAACCTCGACGCCTTTCGCGGTGTCGGCACCCAAGAGGACAACATCGCCTCGCGCCATTGCCGAGCGTTCGGATTGCCTGACGACGTGATCAACCTTCCGTGGCTCACGGTTCCAAATCCCCGGCGAGTCGCCCGCGTGATCTTCAACCGGACAGCGAGGTATCGTAACCCGCTGTTTCCGTGGCAAGCGGTCGTGGACAAATACCGTGACCAAACGGCGTTTGTCGGCACGCTCGAAGAGTATTGGAACTTTACCGCCCAGTTCGGCTACGTGCGACGGCTCAAAACGGCGAACCTGCTCGAAGTGGCAGAAGTGATTGCGGGCGCGGATTTGTTCGTTGGAAACCAGAGCTGCCCGTGCGCTATTGCGGAGGGGTTGAAGAAGCCCATCGTGCAGGAAACCTCACTGAGCCTCGCAAATTGCAGATTTGAGCGAGATGGATTTCAAAGCGTGACCGACGGAACAATAAACCTCATCGACCTATGCGAAATCTCACAGACCACAAGGTCAGCGGCTTAAATGAAGCTATCGAAATCAATGTCCTGGACGAGCCGGGGCAGGGCGGAGCTTGCCACGAGTACGAAATCATGCTCGCACCGGAAGCGAGCAAGCCAGGAGTAGTAAACTGCTGGCGCATCTCATTTCAAAACGGCCCCGTCAAAGAGGCGGGGTTCAACGGCATCTCGCAGGAAGCACTCCTCGCCGTCGTAATTGACCGGCTTCGGATGTTCGGTGAAGGCCCGTTCAAATCCCGCGAGAACACCATCGCGTTGACCCACATCGAAACCGGGCTGCAATGGCTCCAGAAGCGGACGCGAGATCGAATGGCGCGCGGCGTCGAAGGCACGAATCAGAAGTGAAGACCTGCCTTGTCCAGCTCGGCCGCTACGGCGACATCCTGAACCTTCTCCCGGTGGCACACGCCATCGCCAAGGAGGAAGGCGGGAAAGTCGCCATGCTCGTTCACCGCGAGTTCATGGACTTGATGGAAGGTGTCTCCTACGTCGAAGCCGTCCGCTGGGAAGGTGACATGATGCAGCCGCACACTGCTGCCGTGACGCTCAACGGGAAGTTCGAGCGCGTCATCGTCGCCCAGGTTGCCGACAGTTCCCGCGCTCGTCAGCGTGTCTGTGAGGCTTTCAACATGGACCAGTGGCACAACTGTGGTTTCCTCGACCGCTGGAGCGACCCGGAGTTGAAGCTCGTCATCGACCGGCGTTCCCATGAGCGCGAGCACAAGCTCATGGAATCCCTGCGGCTGCGGGGGCGACCTTACATTCTGGTCAACACCCGTGGTATCTCCGGGAAGTTCCATGCCGAGGACCAGCTTTTGACCGAACTGCAAACGCGCTGGGTGAACGAGGCGGTTGTCGTGGACATGCGCCGGTTCAAAGCGGCGAAGATTTTCGATTTGCTCGGACTGATCGACAACGCGATTTGCCTTGTGACGGTGGACACAAGCACCTTGCACCTCGCCGCTGCCAGCAAGACACCCACCATTGCCCTGCTGCGGGATTACGCCGATAGCCCAACCGGGCGCACAACGGACCTTTGGTGCGGCCCGAAGCTTCGGGGTGGCAACATCGTCCTTTCGATGCGTTACGGTGAATACCAGCACCGCCGCAACGAGATCAATGCTGCCGTCCAAAGAGCGATCTCACATCATCAGAAGGTGATAACTGGACGCCTGGAATTGCCGGTGACGATCATTGGCGTAGATAACTTCACCCCGGCGCGGACGCTGCAAGCTCTTTGGTTCTCGCAACGCATGGTGCAGGTGCCGGAAGTCGTGTTGATCTGCAAACCGGGCAATCAACTGCCTGGCGGCGATCATCGCGGGGTCCGCATCAAACCGATCATCCAGGGCGGCAACCGGGCTGACCGCGAGAAGTTCCTGACGTGCGAATTGCACAAGCATTTTGAGACGAGTCATTGCCTCCATGTCGAGTGGGATGCTCGGATAGCGAACCCAGCGGCGTGGAACCCAGAATGGCTGCAATACGATTACATCGGCGCGCCGTGGCCATGGCCGTTCGATCAGTGCTCGATTCCGTGGGCTCCGCACATCAAAGCCCTGCCGCCCTGCACAAAGGACAACTGCGTTGGCAACCTCGGGTTCGCGTTGCTCAGCAAGCGATTCGCACAGGCGGTTTCGTCGCTCACGGACCCCAACGATGACATGGCCGCGATGTCGGACATTTATATGTGCCGGGTGCTGAGGCCGAAACTCGAAGCCATGGGCATACGGTTCGCGCCTGAGGGCGTGGCCGCAGCCTTTTCCTGTGAAGGCCGCTATTTTTGCTCGAATTTCGGCTGGCATGGCCAAGGGACAGCGGCAATGAACGGTTTTAAGCTCCTGTGAACACCGGCATTGAGACTGAAATCCTAGAAAACGGGTCAAAGCGCATCACGTCCAAGGAATATCGAGATGCTTTTGCGAAACTTCCACCCGAGACTTTTTACGCCATGGAGAAACTGCCGGTTGTCTTTTTTACGATCGTGCGGAATGGGATGCCTTTCATCACGCATCATTTGGAAGTTTTTAAGCGATTACCGTTCCGCTGGACGTGGCACATAATTGAAGGCATAGCCGACCTCAAGCACGATACAGCCTGGAGCGTTCCTGCTGGCGGCAGAGCACCCATCCCTGGCGCTGACGACGGCACAATGCGCTACATCGCTGGCATTCAAGGACTGCATGGCGAGAATGGGCGTGTGCGCGTTTCCTCAAAGTGCTGCGGGAAGAAGTGGGACGGAAAGATAGAGATGGTCCGCGAACCGTTGAAATGGATCAACGAGCCGTGCCTTTTATTCGAGGTTGATAATGATGAGTGCTGGACTCCTGAGCAGATCACTGCCGTCCGACAGATGTTCCTCGCTTACCCAACTCGGACGGCTGCTTACTTCAAATGCTGGTATTTCGTCGGGCCTGACATCGTCACCACTTCGCTGAACACCTATGGGAACAATCTCGGCTACGAGTGGCTACGGGTGTGGAATTACCAACCCGGCGACCATTGGGTGAGCCACGAGCCCCCTGTTCTCGCTCGCAATGGCATGGACCTCGCCAAGATGCGGCCTTTCACGCACGCGGAGACGGACCTCATTGGCCGGTTCCAGCATTTTGCTTACGCGACGGAGAAGCAGGCTGCGTTCAAAAGGGACTACTATGGATACAAGAACGCCGTCGAGGGCTGGAAAGGACTCCAGGAAAACAAGTTCTTCCCGACCAGACTGAGGAACTTTTTCGATTGGGTGAGGGACGAAGCCATGGTGGACAAAGCTTCAAAGGTTGGAGTCGTGCCGCTCATCAAATGCTAACCGCCGCTTCAAAATCTCAGTGGCCGGCCGATTGTGAGGCTCAAATCCTCGCGTTCTTCAAGGGCAAGACCGACGGCTTCTTCGTGGACATCGGCGCATTGAACGGTTTCGACGCCAGCAACACGCGGGCACTGTGGCTGAGCGGTTGGTCCGGCTTCATGGTGGAAGCGGACTCGCGGGCGTTCGCTGAGTTGGTCGAGAACTACGGCATAAACCCGCCCAGACTGAGGCTGGTGGAGTCGGCTGTGTGCGAAAAGGATGGTCCTGTCACGTTCTACGAAATCAAACCCGCGCCAACCTGGAGTTCGATGGATTTGCGCTGGGTCAAAAGGCACGGATTCAGCAATTTCACCGCGAAGACCGTGAACGGGGTCCGCATTGGGTCACTCGGCCTGCCTGACCGCTTCGACCTGCTCAAGATCGACACCGAAGGGCTTGACTCGCTCATCGTGGAGTCGATGCCAACCAACATGTGCCCGACGCTGATCGTGGCCGAAGTGAACAAGGAAGATGGCTCCGACAGAATCGAACGATGCCTGCAATCTCGAGGTTACGGGCTGGTTTGGGGTGACGCGGAGAACGTTGGATACGCGCTGCCATGAGAATGACGCTCACCATTATTGGTCACGGCGCGGTCCGGGAAACGTTCAACCGGCATATTGCGCTCTGGGAATCGCTTGTAGTATCCAAGGGGCATTGGATCACACTGTCGCCCGAGGACGACCCGCTTCTATTGAGGTATCCCATCTGGACGGATGCCCGCATTGGAAAGGCCAGTCATTCGGGCCTGGAATCACTCAAGCGGCTGCGCTGGCTACTGAAACACCTTTCGCTCGCCAAACAGGTCAGGTATCACCTGATCTTTGAGTATGACTCCTTTCTGACCTCAGGGCCAACAGTCTCAGGTAACGGGCTCGCGGGCATCCTGTTTGAAAACAAAGAGCCGAAACGGTTCTCGGCTGAGGTTTATCCCAATCCGCCATGGCTGATCGACCATGCTTCTCTGGTGCGAATGAACGATACAGCTTCCGCTTACCGGGAAGTGACCGAGGAAGGCCACGCCGACCGCTGGCTGGCTGCTATCGCCAAACTTGCGCGGGTGCCCATAATCCCTTATCAGCCACCTGGCTTTAGCCGCGGCACCATAACGGAAGCCGATTACCCGGAGTTGGAAGCCGCCATCAAACGCGGCACGACAGCTTTTCATGGGGTGAAGGACAAACAAACGCTGGACCTGATCACGCGATGATCGTCAACCGCATCTACTCCTATTTCGTGGACATCGGCTGGACGGCACAAGCTGCTGTAGCTGAGCTATGGAAAGAACGCTGGCGGCTGGAAGGCTGGGAGCCTGCTATCCTCGGCCAAGCCGACGCCATGAAAGACCCGCGCTGGGAAGCGATGAAGCAGAAAATTGAGTCCTTTCCGTGTGTTCACGGCTCACGTGGGTTTGAAGCAGTCAACTTCGAGCGGTGGCTCGCTTTCTCGCAGGTGGAAGAACCGGCAGTTGTGGCCGATTTCGACGTGTTCCCGATTCGTCGTTTTCCGCCGAGGGACTTCGGCGCCCTCCCGGTGTCCGGTGACGGCGCGGGTGGCCCCGGCTTCATCGCCGGCCGACGCGAGGACTTCTCCAAGATCGTTGATACGATTCTTGCCTACGTGCCCGAGCCTGATGACGAGTGGCAGGGGCAACCACACCTCTGCGACATGCGCGTTCTTCGGAAGCGCCAGCCGACCCTCTACCGCATTGCCGTCCTGTGCATCACCTACGGGTTTCCCAACTTCGGCACGGTGCCGCTGGCGCATTACTCCAATGGTTCACTGGACGCGATGACGAACTTTCATAAGGAAAAGTCGAAATCAGAGGCGATTAAGGAATTACTCGCTACACATTATCAAAGTTAAAACTCAAAGATCACCCATGAAAACCGCACACACCCTAGCTCTCGCTGCCTGCCTCGGAATTATCCTCGCGCCCATCGCTGCCCAACTCGGAAGGGGCGACACGAACAAAGTCGCTATCGCATCCCTGCCAGCCGCACTGGACGCCGAGAGCCCGTCGCTCATGCCGGGTTCATCGACGCGTGGACCAATCAAACTCCTGAGCGTTGCCAAAAGTCCAGAAGGCGTAATATCTGCCGATCCTGGCGCGATTGTGGAGGAGGGGACAAATAAATGGTTCAAGGCCAGTGGAGCTTTATCAAATGGCTGGGTGAAGCTGCCTCCTGAGATGTTGAAACCAACGGACACCAACGCCGTCATGGCGCTGCCCTACATCCGCCAAGCGCTGATGCAAGCATTTGGAGAGGGCATCCAGTTCGGCACGCTGGCGAGCATCCAAAACAAAACGCTGGTGCAGATGGAAGATCACAAGGGATTGGAGAAAGCGGCGATGTTTCTACGATTCGGCCCGCAGAGGAAGTGACGCCGCTTTGGTGATTGCCTCTCAACAGCCTCGGGCTTAGTGTCGCGCAAAACGCGAGTATGCCTAGCAACCCCGTAACCCCGGACCAATTCAAAGCAGTAATCCCGGCGAGCAACAGCAACATTTGCCAAAAGTTACTGTCGGCTCTTGTTGAGTTCCCGGTTCTTTTCTACAAGTGGTATAGCTGGGCGTTCAACGCGGACGGCACTGTGTCGGACGACTTCAAAACGGCGATCGGCGTGACCGTCGGCCAGCTTACTCCACCTGGCGGCGTTTCAGCCAGCGACGGAACGTTTACGGATCACGTTCACATTGTTTGGAATCCGGTGGGCGGAGCGACATTCTACGAAGTCTATCGCGGGGCAACGAACGACTCTTCCTCAGCGACGTTGCTCGGCACAACCACGGCACCGGTCACGACCTACGACGACGCGACGGCGGTGGACGGGCAGGTTTACTGGTATTTCCTCAAAGCCAAGACTGCGACCGATTCCAGCGGATTCTCTACTGGAGACAGCGGTTACCGCGATACTGGCGGTGGCGGCGGACTCGTCGAAATCACCTTCCACGGCAATGGCAGCTACATCGTTCCAGCCGGGGCCGCGACGATCACGGTCGAAGCGTGGGGCGCTGGCGCTGGTGGCGGTTCAAGTGCTTGCTCATTCTGTCCTGCTGGCGCGGACTTTTACGGTGGTGGTGGTGGAGGCTCTGGTGAATACCTCAAGGCCACTCTCATCCCTGTGACACCCGGCGAGACGCTTTCGGTCTTCGTGGACGGTGGCGGTGCAGCCGGAAACCTGAGCGGCGGCAAAGCGCAGAACGGCGTGGATGGTGGACCGAGCCTTGTGAAGCGCATTTCCACGATCCTGACGATTGCCAACGGCGGCGGAGGCGGGACTGCCGGATCGACCGGGGCCAAAAACGGCGCTGGTGGAGCAGGGGGCACTGGCGGCTTCCAAACAGGCGGCACATTGGACACGCAGACGCCGGGGACCGCTGGAACAGGTGGGACCCAGGGCAACGTCGTCAGTCCTCCTGGAACGGGCGGCACGGGTGGCGCTCAGAACACAGGCGGCGGGAATCAAGGCGGTAACGGCGCTTGGAACGGCACCGGCACAGCGGGTGCGGGTGGCACGTTGAAGATCACTCCTGTCGCGTAATGGAAGCTGCAACCGAAAAGAAGACTCTTGATCTGTGCGACCCGGATGGGTTCCCGCAGTTTCGAGCTACCGTCGAGGAACTGGCGAGCCATTGGGTAGAGTTCTCCGTCCGTGAAATCGTCGGCTATGAAGAGGGCGACAAGGCCAAGCCACTGTTTGACCATCCCGACAGTGGTCCTGGCGAGATTTACCTGAGCGCAACGATCAAATGGGACGGTTGCTCGCATGTTAATTTCGGCGAAGAAGGATACCTCCATCTGTGCGGGGCGGAATCATGGCAGAGACATTGCAGGTTGATGGAATGGCTCTATAAATCCGCCATCGAGTTACTCCCGCAACTGGGTGACGAAAGCCCTTGGAGATAAATGGGCCAGCATCTCCATCTTTACGCCACGAAGGAGCTTTCCGGCATGGAAGTTGAATCATGGGCCAATTACCGTGCTAACGATCTCTTCGAGACACCGGGTGAGACAGCTCAAACAGTCGAACGCGAGATGCGCAGGCTTGAGCGTTCAGGTGGGGATGACCATTACGAGGACGGACCAGGAATCAATGAATGGAAAAGTCACCTCTTCGTTTGGAAGCCGCAAATTTGCGCGGCATCGACAATCGCCCTCGTTAATGGATTTGATCCAAAGGCAACTCCGCTCATGGAGTGGCTCCAGAGGCATGTCGGGTTCTTGATCTGGGGAGACAACGACGGGATTTAAAATGCCGCAGCCAGCCCAATACCAAGCCGTCAACATCCAGCCGCTCAGCGGCCCGATGGACACGCGCTCGACCCCTGACGCTGTTCCTGCTGGCGCCTGGCGCTTTCGTCAGAACGTCATGGTGGTTGACCAAGGCAAAGCCTGCCGTCGGCCCGGCTGGGCTCGTTACCGGCATCTACGACCGATCTACAACAACGAAGACCTCCACGACCAGCTCCTCAGCCTCCAGACGTTCTATGCCAATCAGCAGGTGCCTTATGCTCCGCAATCCGACATCACGATTTACCCTCCTGGCAATGATGCTTCTGGCCGTCCGTTCTGCTCAGGCTCGCAACAAATCCGCACGATTGGACGCCAACCAGTCACTTTTCTTTTCGAGGCAATCAGCACGACGGGTGTCCGGCACCTTCTGGCGGGCACACAAAACCGCATTTACGCGCTCGATGAAGGCGCGGGCAACTGGCAGATCATTTCCGACGCCTACGGTGGTGAACCGGGTGACGGGCTCCATCGACGCTGGAAGGCGGATCAGGTCAACGACGTGGTGGTTCTCACGAACAACTACGACCCGGTGCTCGCCTACACCCTGGACTCAGCCATCCAAGGGTGCGCCATGCAAGCCGTTCTACCCATCGAATCCCTGAACGGCATCGGACTCACCAAGGCAGCGGTGGTTGTGTCTTGGAAAGGCACGATCTTCCTAGCCGACGTGGAGATGGACGGGGAACGCATCGAATACCGCGTGGTCTGGTCCCGGTTCAAGCTGCCACTCAACTTCACGCCTGGACTTGAAGGCGGGAACGGGACGGCTGGCTTTGAGAATCTTCCTTACGGTGGCCGCATTCTCGGCATGGCCCCCATCCAGGACGTGCTCCTGATTTACACAACCACTGGCATTTGGATGTGTGAATCTGTTGGTGGCGATCAGGTGTTCAACTTCACCCAGCGTTACTCGGAGCCTGAGAATGGGGAGGGCTGTATTGCTTACCGTAATACGCTCGTATCCACCGGCAAAGACCATCTCTACCTTGGGCGGGACGGCATCTACACTTATAACCTCTTCCTGCCGCGCCCCGACCGCGTTGAATGGATGCACCGGGCGACATCACAGGTTTTCGGCACCATCGACGAACTCGCGTGCGACCGGCACGTAGCCACGTTCTACCCGGCGACCAAGGAATACTGGTTGAGCTGGGTGCAGGTTGGCGAGTCACTTCCTTCGCGCACGCTCGTCCTGAACACGCTCTACGAAACCAGCGATTTCATCGATGCTGGGTTCTCTGCTTACACAAATCACGCGCCGGACGACCGTGGGACGCTTCTGGACTTCCTGCTCTCCCGCGGGCTTTGCACTCCAGCCGAGCTCGCCGCCAATGCGGACCTGATAACGCTCAACGTGAAACAGGGCGGTTTCTGTGATCCTGCCGAGGCCCCGGTGAACCCTCCGGTGCTGCCCAATCGCAATATCCCGATCTGGACGAACAACTCCTTGGACCTGGACGGGCGATTGATCGAGGATTACACGCAGCCGAGGCCTGATGCAGTTTCGCTCTGTTCCTTGCTGGGCGATCTGACGATCGAGGATCTGTGTCAGGAATGCGCGCAAGCCGGGTTGCTCGTCATGGCGTCGTCGCTCGATTGGTGCCTGAAGGAGTATTCTGCCGTCGGCGGTGCCTATTACCACGAGGTAGCTCTCGTGACCACGCCTTGTGGTCAGTGGCGACGGGATGGTTACGAGACGATCCTACGCACCGGGGCACAGGACTACGGGCTCCCGCGCGAGGACAAGAACCAGCGTGCGCTCGAACTTGAATACGAAGTGCCGGACATTATCCAGGTCATTCCCTCCGCACTCCAAATGAGCCTTGGTTACTCGTCCGTCGCGGTGGACTCGAACAACGATGCTTCGGGGCGCTGCGCCCTGGTGTGGAGACCGCTCAAGCCGAAGACGCTGCAATGCCTCAATGATCGCTCGGGATACGATCAGGTGCAGGAGGGCACGAGGCCGAACAAGACGATGAACTGGACGTTCCTCTACACTGGTAGATATTTTTATTTTGAAATGCGAATCGAAGGCTTAAACGGCGCGGTTTGTTTCTCGCGCCTGACGGCTGAGGTTAGGCAAATGCTCAGAAGCAGCACGTCATGAAATTCATAATCCCAAAACCGATAAAGTGTTCACACGAATCAATCGGTGGATTTCCTCCCGGTGGTGCTGGCATTTGGAGATTGGGCAGCATCCGGGACTTGTCTGCAAACCGAAAAAGGAAAAAGCGTGGCAGTTCCAAACAGAATAAAGCCAAACTTTAGGAGCGCGATTCCACTTCCAGCGCCTCCGAAGTTCTCCGCCGCGCTCCAGCACCCCGTCGTCACCCGCGATGACGTGACACGCATCGACACCGCGCTAGCCGACTGGTGGCAGCGTTTTCAGACCGCGCTCGAACTCAACCTGCAAGTTCAGCAACCCATCGACTGTGGCGTTGCTAGTCTCGGCAAGACGAAGATCCAGCTTCGGCGCGGGACAGCGGCTCAATGGACGGAGGCTAACCCGGTGCTGGCAGAAGGCGAATTAGGATTGGAGACAGACACGCGCCTCGTGAAAGCAGGGGACGGACTTAACCCCTGGCGCACACTTCTGTATCTGGCTTAGAATTCGCTACTTGCTTCAAAACGGGCATTGGCGTAGGACTACGGCAACGATAAAGTAACGGGTTTTATGCCTGTACCAGCCAATAACTTTTGGAGCCCCTATTCACCGGTCGCGTTTCCTGGAAGTTCCGGCTACGTAACCGGCGACCAAAACCCGAGCATCTACGGGATGACTTGGGACCCAGTAAATCGGCGTGTGGTATCCAACGACCCGCGTATTCCAGGCTACACACCAGATGGACGGATCAAGGGCTCGTTCTCACTGCCTACCGCGCCAAATGCCGCTGGCGTTAATCCGTATGCGAATCTACTGACGGGTGCGATGGGGCCCAATGGACCTGGTAGTCCACCGACGGGCGTAGGCACGAATCCATTGGCACTCCCTGGTGTCGGTGGTCGGCAACTCTTGGGCGGCTACAATCCTACGGCGGCTCCCGGTGCTGGGTTCAACCCTTTCTTCACCGTCCAGAACCAGAAAGACCCGCAGATCGCCGCGCAGATCAACCAAATTCTCGCGCAGTATAACGATCTCCAGGGCTTGAATCCGACGTCCGCCGTGCAAGCGGCCATGAAAACGGCGGATCCAGCCTACAAACAGTATCTCGCGCAGGAGACAGGCGCAGTCGGCCAATGGTTCCCGACGACCGCAGGCGGCAAAAGCGATATCCAGACCCAACTGGAATCCTTGGCAGCACGACGGGCAGCGGCCTACCAAACCGCGACGAACCGGGCAATGGACGCTCTCTCGCGCCAGCAGGCCATTCAACAGATGAACATGGGCGGAGCAGGGACGGTCGGCAGTTCCAGTTACCTCCAGAAACAAGGGTTGGATACTGCGGCTGGCCTGCAAGTGGCGCAAGGATTGGACGCTGCCACGCAGGCACGGAACGATCTGATGACGCTTCTCGGTGGGCAGCAAGCGAATCTCGGGACGCGGGCAGGATTGACTACGGGCGACATTCAACGCCAGCTTTTGCCGTCGCAGGTCGGTGCCAATTGGTTCAATCAGATGCTCGCAGGGCTTGGACCTATCGCCCAAATGCAGCTTGCCAACAATTTCTACGGGCTCGGGCAGGCCGGACAAAGCCCCGGCGTGACGTTCCCAGGTATGGGCGGTTCAGGTGCTCCCGGTGGGCCGGTTCCGAATTCAATGCCGATCAGGCCTCAAGGAAATCCCTATCAGCCGACGCTCAACCCATACGGAAACCTTCGACGCCGACCGGGCGCACCCGCTCCAGGCGGGCCACCGACTATTCCGCCGTTTAATCCGTGGAACTTCGACGAGTACGGAAACCCGATCAACTCGCCCGGCTACAATCCGGCTCCGATTGATGATTTTGGAGTGCCGATCAACGCTGGTCCTAATTGGGGTCAGCCTGAAAGCAGTCCTCCCGGCTGGTACAATCCAGATTATCCAGTTCTCGTCTAACGCCTATGGCCTTTCCATTTGTCTTTGGCGACAGCTACGGTGGGGTTCAAGGTGCCCAGCAAGCCGACGTGAACAGCGACCGCAGCTTCACGGCTTCGTTGCTCGCCGCTCAACAGGCGGCCCAACGCATGGCAATGGAGCAGGCCAATCAAAATGCCGCTCTAAGTCAGAATCTCTACGCCCAGCAGGCTAACCAGGCGCAGCACGCTTACGAATTCAACACGAGCGCACAGCAGGCCGAAGAGGATAGGGCGCTTCGGGAGAAGCTCGGACTTGCAGGGTTGGACCTCGGGGAAGAGAAGATCGCCGCCACAGAGCGTGCGGCAGCCAAAAGAATCCAAGCTGTCCACGAGGAATACGCCCAGCAAGCCGACAGCCTCGGACCTTCGCTTGCCAGTGCGTTTGGGGAGTTGATAAAGAAAAATCAGGATGCGAAAACCCAACTTGATCAAGCTGCCCAGGAATATGCCAAGACCGACACCGAGTTAGCGGCTAAGGAGAGCCAAGGACTAATTGAGCGCGACAAAAGAGATAAGACTGTGCTCAGGGTCAAAGGTGACGACCCGGATAAGACCAAGCAGGCGACGGCTGACAGGTTGAACACCGAACTCAGGTCGAAGATGGAGGCTTTCAACGAGGCGAAACGCAAGGAGCAAGAGGCTCAGCGCGAATTTGACCAACACATGCGGATCATTACGAGTTCCGGTTTCGTTCCAGGCCAAGGCGCAATAATTTTCCGAAGAACAGGAACACCGTTTCCGATTCCTACAGCACCTCAGAATTCTCCAAAAATCTGGAAAGTGAATCCCAGAACCGGAACTCTTGAATAATCATGTCAAATGGGAAAGATCGTAGATGTTCCGAATCACGGGCTAGTCTCATTTCCTGACGATTGGGATGACGGTCAAATTCTCCAAGCGATCAATCGGGATTTCGCGCCGATAGAGGAACCCTCTCCGATCACGCCAATTACCGGCCGCGAATGGCCGGATGTGCAGCCACCCGGGTCTCGTTCGCCTCTGATGGCTGAACCTCAACTGGCACCAGTTCCGCAAGCCTTTCCAGCCCGAGAGCAGCAGTTAGCCGATGTCCAGTCAGGTTTTGAACAGCGACGCCAGCAATTTGAGAGGGATATACCAAGGTTTCTTTCGGAGCCTCCGACCGAAGCGGCACAGAAGGCGATGCTGACCGGCGTCGCGCAGCCGGAAGAATTCCCGCAGACTCCAAAACTGTCACCCGAGGACCTGACGACGCTCGGTGTGCCTGAAGGTGCCGCAAAGCCGATAGCTGGACTCCAGCAAGCGATTTCAGGCGTAGCTGATTTCTTCCTGACACCTTGGGGCCTGACGACGCTGGGCATGGGTGAAATCTCGCCTGCCGCGGCCAGAGGCATCGCCCACGCCTACACGGCGCAAATGGCACTTTCGTCCCCTGGCCAACTCATTGCCGGTTTCAAGGCTCTCAGCAATGGTGACACCGAGGGAGCCGCCCGCGAGCTTGTCGGTGGATTGATCGGGGCCGGATTCGCCTATGGCGGCGTGAAGCATGGGATCAGCGAACTCCGAGCGCCAGCCGCGCCGGACAGCACTGTTGCAGCGCCCGCTCGCATTGTTCCGCCAGAAGTCGCCTACGACACTGCGCTCAAAGCTCACCGGGCTGGCCAGATCGACGACGCGGGCTTAGCGGAAGCAGAGACGAAGTTCCGCATCGACAAGGAGGCGGAAGCCATCGACGCAGGCAAGGCGCCGCCAGCACCCATCATTGGCGTCGGATTGCCGCATGTCTCGGATTACATCGGGAACACGATTGATTCCCGAGGCGTGCCCATCGGGGTGATTGTCGGCGGTGATGAGTCAGGACTGTTTGTCCACTATCACGGCCAGAACAAGGTGACTGTGCTGCCGTATTCAGCTGTGGGCTTGCAGCCAGGACTCAACGTGCGGGTTGGGCCGAGAGCAGCGTTGCCTGAACTTCCAGCCGACACGTTCGCCAAGCCACCGACGTCCACACCCGTAACCAAACCACCGGAAAACGTAACGCCGGTTACGCCGAGCGCGCCCGTGGTTACGCCAGCAGAGAAAGGACCAAATGCCACTACTAATGTCAGCCAGCCGCAAGGCGGTGGGGGAGAACATCAAGCGGGAGGAAGCGGCGGGGAAACCACACCGCCAAGCACTGGCAATCGCCCTCTCAGTCCAACGGAAAGCCAAGGGGCTTCCACCCTACCGCCGCAAGAAGAAACCCGGCCTGCGAAGCCGGTAGGGTTGAGGAAGCGACGCGCTGTTGAGCAAGCCGCTGCGCAAGTTAAGCCGAACCCCACCGAGGCACAGAAAGAAGCTGGGAACTTTCAAAAAGGCCACGTCTCGATTGACGGCATTGACATCAGCATCGAGAACGCAAAAGGCTCGATCCGAAGCGGCACCGACAAAAACGGTAAGCCGTGGGAAGTTGTGATGCCAGCGCACTATGGCTACGTCAAAGGCACGGTAGGCCGAGACAAGGACCATGTTGATGTTTACGTCGGTGACCACCCCGAAGCGCCAACTGTTTACGTCGTAGACCAGAAGAATCTCGAAACTGGAAAGTTCGACGAGCACAAAGCGTTACTCGGATTCCAAACTCAGGAGGAAGCAGTCGGCGCTTACACCCGAGCTTTTTCTGACGCCATGGGCATGTATCGCGTTGGTGGCGTCACTAAGATGACGAAGGACCAATTTAAGGAATGGCTGAACAGTGGCAACACAAAGAAGCCAGTCGCCGAACCCCCAGTTGCCAAACCGGCAGAAGAGACGCCTCCAACAACGGCGATCAAACAGGCACCCGAACCAGCGTCTTTCGATTCAGTGGACGCTTTACTCAAATTCCGAGAGGTCAGACTCCGTGAGGAACGTGAGCTTTACAAAGAGCAGATCGGGTTGGATGACGAGCAGGCGGAAACTCTTCAACGCTTCATGACCGAAGAGCGTGACACGGCAAAGTTCGAGAAGAAGCTCACGCCGGAACAGCAGGCTAAATTTACCGCTTTCTTCGATGGACCATTCAATCAGCGCAGCGGACCGTGGAAATCTTGGGAAGTGGATAAGCGTTTCGATCCGTCGCAGGTTGCGCTCGAAACAGATCGAGAGCAACTCGCCATGACGCTAACTCAGGCCGTCAATCGAGGAATCGAAGAGGGTGAGAACAACGACCGATTCCTGAGCGCAGTTATTGCCGCTCGAAGGCTCAAGGAACTCGGAGGAACAAAATCAGACATTGCCAGATACCTCGACAACTACACCACGCGGGAGTCAACGAATCAGGCCGATAAAACGGAGTTTTTTAAGTCGCTCGGCGGGAAGGTTAATTCGTTCCTCCAGCGGCAAGGAATTGAACTTCCGCAGGGAGATCTTGGGACTAAGGTTGGGATGCGGACGAAGAGAGCTGTTCCAACTCCAGTGCCCGAGGCGCCGATTCCTGAACTCGCTCCGGCAACTCCGGCGGAATCGGCGGGGGTTGATGTTCAAATTGCCGGGCTTAAACAGGAACTCGCCAAAGAGCAGAAGGCGCTCAACAAGCAAACCGCCAAGCTTGGTGGAAGAGTTCCACCGCCCATCACCGCCGAGTTGTCCCGCAAGATCGCCACTCGCATGGCGAAGATCCAAGATCAGATTGACGCGCTTGAAAAGCAGAAGGCCAAGCCCGTCGTGACTCCAGCGCAAGCTGCGGCCAAAGTCGAAACCGAAGTCAAGGCAGTCGCCAAGACCGAAGGCCAGCGGCCAGCGAAGGACATCAAGGCTGAGATCGCCGGACTTGTCGAAGCCGAGATTGCCAAGCTGCCTAAGCTCGAAGGCGAGGCAGTTTTCGGAAAGCCGAAGACCTACAACGGCATTCAGAAGATCGACGTGTTCACGGATAAAGGTCCACTGAACACCGCCCTGACGCTGATCAAAAATAAAGATGGAAGCTGGCGCGTTGAAATTAGCGACACTCTTCTATCTGGTAAGACTGCGAGAAAAATCAGGCAGGTAATTTCCGAAGGTCTTCCACTTGAGGATGCAAAAGCCTTGGCTTCGGAGCAGGTTCTATCCGGCAATAAATGGCATTCTGACAAGCCGATAAGCGACGAGTCAGGAAAGAAATTCAGCTCGAAGAAAAGTGAAATTGAGGGAACCGGATTTAGGCCAGATCCAGGAACGGTGACGCTCGACATTCCGGGCGACGGGACGTTCACGATTCCGAAGACTCGCTTCGCACTGGAGCGGATGCTGGCCAAGGTGAAGGCGATTGAGACTTCGACCAAGCAGCCAAAAGGATTCAGTGAATCCCTGCCGACGAAGGAACAGGGAAGGCAAGCGGCTGAGGAAGCGCAGATTCCCCAACCCCCCGAAGCCAAATACTCACTCAACCCTTACCCGCCAGGATGGGATTCGACAGGATTTGGAGAAGAGCCGCTCGCAGCAGAGCGACAACATGAAATCCCAACAGGCCAAGACCAACTTGACCGATTCAAACAGTATGGAAACACAAGAGCAGAACAAGACAGGACGCTCCGAAACAAACTCGGTGAGGTTCTTGCGCGTGATAGCGGGATGGCTAGGTACATTGGACTTGGCGAGAGAAATCAGGAAACAGGGCGGGCACGTCTCAGTCAATCCGAAGCGGGAGGAGCTGCTCTCCTTGAACGTTTGTTCGGAATCCGAGTTGTCACATATCATGACGATGTGGCACCAGGGAGCCGTGCTGGTGTGTCTGTGTCCGGTCTGCGAGGAGTGGTTTTTGTGGACGCCAACGATCCGAAACCGCTTCTCAGCATGGTGGGACACGAACTCTTGCACCAGATGCGGGTACTCAGCCCCGACCTCTACAATGGACTCAGGGATGCCTTACGCCCACTGGCCCAGAATTTGGGCGAATGGGAGCGTGAAGCCGTAAATAAGCGAGGCTACGACGAATCACCAGATAATCTGGAAGAGGAATTGATCGCCCATTTCCAGGGGGAGCAGTTCCTTGAACCGAAGTTCTGGGACGCCTTCAAGGCCAAGGACCCAAGTCTATTCTCCAAAGTCGCCAACGCCATTCTGAATTGGTTCAACCGAATCATTTCAGCCATTCGGGAGACACCTTACAAGGCCAGCCAGTTCTTCTCTGATGTCACAAAGGCCCGTGACATCCTAGCCAAAGCTGTGGCTGACTTTGCTTCGTCTCGCCAGTCTGTGGATCATCCTCTCTCAGGTCCCGACGAAATCAAATTCTCCCTCAACCCCATCAACACAGAGGAAGAGTATCGCAAGATGACGGCGAGCTTCGACAGGATGAAGCAGCCGCAGGCACTGAAGCTCGCCAAAGCCTTTCACGCTCAGAACCAAGTCACCGTCGGCCACGTCGCCCAGGACTTCGCCGCGCTCCCTCCAGAAGTTCAAACCGAGCTTCCTGAGATTGGCGGTCGCATCGAGGCAATGAACATGGCTCAGGCTGCGGCCGGCCAAATGCAGAAGGCGCCCTACCAAGCTCCCGCTGGCGATCTTCGGAAGGTTGCAGAGGCAGTCTCGCCCGAGATCCACGATCAAGCCCTTGTCGTCATGGGCGCGGAGTCGTCCATATTCAATTTGCTCCAGGATCAGAAGAACATGGCCAAGAAGGCCAAGGAGACAGCAGCGGAAGCGTCCAGCGCGCTCAGGGCAGAACGCGAGGCCCTTCCTAAAGAACGCGCCCTGCGACTGTCCGGTTCCGTGATCGACGTGCGCCGTGATCAGGTTCTCAGGGAACGCGCCGAAGCCGTGAAGGCTGGCGACGACGTGGCCAGAGACGCTGCTGATGCCGAGCTGGCCAACTGGACTGACATCGAATCGTCCGGCAGCAATGTGCTCGGTTCAATGGTGAAGGACACGCCAGACGCCGTGCTCCGCAATCCAGCATCGACAGCCGCCGACGTGCTCGCGGCCTGGAAAGCGGCCAACCCGCAGAAGATTGGAGCATCCCCGGAAGTCGTTGCCCAGGTGGAAAAGGCCGTTGCGTCCATGCCGAACCTAGCGGAGCGGCTGCTTGGCATCAAAGACCCAGAGATGAGCGACCGCGTGAAGGCGCTACAGGCCAAAGCGCAAAACGTCGCCGCCGCGAAGGACTTTCTCGACCGCACGATTCGAGATCCAGCGTTCCAGGAGAACTACAAGCAGGCGACGGAGCTGACCGGCGCCGCCGCGCTCATGGACAAAGAGAGCAAGGAGGGGCACCCCGTCTTTATCAATCCTGCCGACCCAACTCAAAGCGTCGAGCTTCGCCAAAACTTCACCCGTGAAGGTTACTTGGCTGATACGAAAGCGCTAGAGACGGCTGAGCGATGGTATTCCGACTATCTTGATCCGACAAAGAATCCCAACGCGGACCCGCTGAAACGGTTCTTCGCCGAGGAACACCTTGCCGCCATCACCAATAAATGGATGAACCAGCTTTGGGACCCAGAGAGTGGCAAGTCCATTGCTGGCGGATTCAACGCATTCGACTTCATCGCTCGCCATGTCCCCGGCATGAAGAACATTCCAGCTTTCTTTACGGCGATGTCAGGGGGGCCGCTCGCGTCCAAGGGCATGTGGGCACTGGCGAACTATTCGGAGTTCCTGCGCCGGTCCCAGCAGATCGACAATCGGATGGGCATCGCGGCCACGAAGCCAACCAAGAAAGCGTTCACCAAAGCCAAGATGGAACTGGACGATTGGTTGGAGAAAATCGCCAACCGCATCCTCTCTGGCTACAACGCCCTCGGTGCCCCGGAGCGCGGCGTTGGAGATAAGATCGACGGACACGTAATCACCTCCGAGGACATGGCCGCTGTCCGGGCGCAGAAGGCGTACGTCGATGCCCAGCGCAAAGGAGCCAAGGAAACCCTCGGGTTCGCCACCGGCAAAGGTGAGACAATCAAGACTCGGGATCAGATCGGAGATTTGCGCTTCGAACGTGAAGCTCAAGACACGAGCGGGATGACGGTGCCGCGCGGGCTAGCCCGAAATACTATCGGCTTCACGGGCGACTGGATGAAGATCCACGACTCGAGCGAGCTGACGGACACACAAAAGCTGGCTGAGTACGATCGACTGCTGAGCACGCGCTACCTCGACCAAGTGCTGCGTTCGCACATCGAAACGCACGAGGACCCTAGCTACGCGGCAGACGTGAACAGTCCGTTCAAGAAGATTTACCAGGACCTGCAGAGCCAGCGCGATCTTACCGGAAAGACGCATATCAACTCTGTCGCCGACCTGGTGGACGAGATTTTCGGACGCCAACGGAACTTGCCGCCTGATCAGCAGATGGCCAAGGCTGACATCCGTGAGCAGATCCTTAAAGAGATCGACGGCACAATTACGCGGTTCACGGCGGACGAAAAGCGCGAGGATCACATCCTTGACCCGGACAAGACGCGCATCGACGTAACGTCGGCTGAGAACTTCATGAACCGGCCTCGCGGCAAGCAGATCCTTCCCCGCGGGCTTTACACCTACCACGTCGGCACCGAGGAATCGCAGGCCAGAATTCGTGGTTCAATTGGTGAAATCTTCGCCCAGCGGTACGTCAACGAGGTCCAGAGCTTGCACCGGGCAATCCAGAAGCAGGTGAACGATTGGAAGGATGCGATCCTGAAAGGCTTGGCCAGTCCGGAGTCGATTCGCCAAGGCCAGATCAACGGCGAGAACTTCCTGAACTTCGAGGAAGCCAAAGAGAACGAGGCGCTGGTTGGGCTTATCCTGAAAGACATCGCCGGGTATGTGGACGGCGGGAAGGCTTACGATCATTGGCTGCTGGAGCCGCTCTCGATCACGCGCAGCCTGATTGCTAATACCGTTCTGTCCCGAAAGCCGACAATGCTCCAGAATTGGATGGGTGCGCCGTTCAAGAAGGCGTGGCTTGAGATGACGCTCTTGCGCTCCGGCCACAATTGGATGCAACGCAATCCGGTGATCGGTGGCACCTACTACAGCGCGAAGTATCTGGCTGAGCACGGAGCGAACACCGTCAGAGGCATCCTTGGTGCGATCCTGAACCAGCCGGAAGTCACGCCGAAGATGAAGGCGATGGCTGATTACCTGCACAACAACCAATCCTATTGGGCAAAGTTCGCGGGAGGCATTGCCGATTACATGATGCGCCAGCAGGGCCGCGTCGAGATGCTCCAGAAGATCGGCGTCAAGGACGATGATCCGTTGCGCTACAACTGGGATGCGCTCCTAACCCATTGGCAGAGCGGTGGCCAGCTCCGGGAAGGCAAACAGACCACAGCGTCCAAAGCCTGGGGCACATTCAAGACCGGCATCCTGCTCGCCAACGAGATGGGGTTGCAAAGTCTTTCCGTGCCGATGCCGCGTTCGATGGGCGTCGGGGCGGTGGACACCGTCAACAACATGCTGGCCGATACCGTGGCCAACCGGATTCTCGGCGAGGTGTTCCGGTTCAGCCAGCGGGCGCTCGATTCGCGGGCAACACTTGGACTGGATCCGCGCAAGACCGTTCTAACGGCCCAGGAAGTTTTCGGGCGCAAGGATGCGCGGCCGGCCGACTTGGTTAATCTGAAGGCTTTCTTCGACGCCGAGGGGATCAACCTTGACCAAGAACTCATCCGATTCTGGCAGCGTCGGCAGACGGGGGCGCCTCCGATCACGCTCCGCGAGTTCCTCACACCCGAAAAATACGAGTCACTCGTCCGTGGTGCGGCGGATTACATCAACAAGTCCGGGTTCAAGAATCGCCCATTTTACAAGACGCAGGCTGGCCGGTGGGCGGGGCTCATGTTCGGCTACGGCGCCAACGATAACGCCCAGCTCGCGCGCTCGTTCTCGGAATGGTCTCGAGATCCGCGTCATGCGGTGTGGAAGGACTTGGAGAAATTCCAGGACATGGCAACGCTGATCGTTCTGCTGTCCGCGTTCGGCGCCGTTTACCAACCACTGGCCGCATGGATTCGAAAGTTCTTCTACAACCAAGAAACGCAGATCCGGCCCATTTGGAAGTCGCGCACCCCAGGGGAAGCTGTCCTGACAGACGTGCAGAACATGGCCGGGCAGATGCCAATCCTTGGCCGGGCCGTCGTCAACCTGTTCGGGGCGGCGGCTCCGGGCTCACGAATGTCAGCTTATGGCATCCAGCTTTTCCCGCTGAGCATGGCCGAGTCGGTGATGAAGACGTTCTCGAAGGCGTGGCAGACCAAACAGATCGTTCGGCCTTTCTTCGATCTCTACCGCCAGTTCGTTCCCGACTCCGCGATGCTATTAAACCGGGTGGCGTCCCGTGAAGGGTTGAACACGGAAAGCAACGTCCGCTCCATCCTGACGGCCAACGCCCCCGTCGGCGTCGAGATCAAACCGAACACCTACCAGACCGGCGCCATTCAATACGGCCCCGCCCGCGCCATGGTGGACAATGTGGTGAACGCCCTGTCCCGCACTGGCGGCCCAGACATGGCAACCGTCCGAACCGAACGCAAGGCGGGTGTTGACGCCCTGGTGAAAGCGGGCAAGGACCGAGACGATGCGGAAGCTGCGTTCGACAAGTCCATCATCGCACGTAACCCGTTCATGGCCACGTATGGGCGCAATCTTACAGACAAGGAGATGGCTGAGCTACGGAAGTCTCTGCCAGCCGATCAGTTGGCTGAATTGGACACCTTCGTCAAAGGTCGACAAGCCTACGCCCGTGAGTTTGGGCTCAATGAACCTGATTATATCCACGAGGAAGGCGGTGGAGGTGGTGGTCGTGCGCCAGCGAGTCCGCTGGGTCCTGCGCCCATGTCTGCTCCCAGTCGGTCTATCGGCCTCCGGGCGTCTGCAGGTGGCGCTGGAATAGGCGCTGGGAGCGTCGGATTGCGCGGGGGCGGCTCGATCATGGGTGGACAAAGCGCCGCGCCTGGATTGTCCACCAGCGGAGCCGTGGGCGGTGGAATTGCGGGCGGTGGCGGAGTGCCGAGAGTGGTTGGTATCCGGGGTGGCGGCCGCACTAAATCAGGGCTCCGAGGGCTTCGAAGCCACGGTATTCGAGGCTTGCGTGGTTCGCGAGTGCGTTCGGCTCGAGTAAAGAGCTTCGGGTTGAGAGGTCGTAACTCGAGAGGGATCAGAGCACGCCGAGTTTAAGCGCTACCCAAACGCAAGCATCCCAGAATCGGAACCAGAGTTTCTCCCACGGTGTAACGAGCCATTTATCCAGCAGGATCATGGAGAGCGACCAGTTTCCGTCGGGCTTGCGCTTGAGGAGGTGGAACCACTTCGGGCGCGGGCGGATCGCTGGAAGTTCGGATTTCCAACCCATCTCAGCGCAGATGAGGCGGTAAAACTGATGCGCTCGAAGGTGTTCGATGAATTTCATTTGGCGGCTCCAGAGGGATCAGGATGCGGAAGGTTTAGGTGTATTTGGTGATCGGTCCGAACTTCTGCTTAACTTCGTCGGATCTTTCCTTCGTGCTCATGCCGAAAAGTCGCCGGATTTCAGCGGCCAGCTCGTTGCGCTCGTCCTGAGACTCAATCGTTGGCTCGCCTTCCAGCAGATCGACGAGCATCTCGCCTTGGCTGCGGGTGATGGGTAGGTTCAGCATATTTTTCTCTTGGTTGCCCTAAGCCCCGTCCGCCCGTGACTTCTCTCGTTTGAGTGGGCACCAATCCGGTTGCTTCTCTGTCTTGCCAATGTCGCGGCCTTCTTGGGCGAACATTCCCCGTGATTGAAGCGGTGGACTAAATGCGTCTGGATGAGTGCAGGCATAACGAATCCAAGAGCCTTCGCCGCAACGCACGAACAAGGCTCCGGTGCGCTTGTGGAATTCGCACGGCTCGCAGTGGTGCTCGGTGTGGGATGGGATTTTAAGCGTCGATGGCATCGTCTTCCTCCTTCATGGTTCGATCCCATTTCTCGTGTTGTTCATCCCAGAAGTCTCCAACCGCGAAATGCGCCTTGCAGGTCAGGCAGGTAAAGCCTTTCGGGTAGGTTGCGCCACCACCAGGCCCCAATTTGTAGGTGGGCGGCATGGCTTTGTGTAGATCGAGCTCGCCTTTCGGGTTAGCTGGGCCATCAATTCCGTAGCACTGTCCGCATTCGGGGCAAGCTACCCGCCGCCTCATCCATCGAGGTTTCATACGTCAAGTTTGTATTTGGCAATCTGGCAAAGCCCGCCCCCACCGCCTCGACGGCATAGCATGGCTGAACCAAGATGCTCAACTAAGCGGTAAATGTGGACCTTTTCTCCTGGTTTCGGCTCGTCCTCTGGCTGGTCTAGGGCATCCCATTTGCCGTTGAGTTCGACGACTCGTAACAACTCTGGAGATCGCCTAAGCGACAGGCATTGACCCTTGGCTGGGCCGTCAAGAAAGGTCGTCATTTGGATTTTATTCGTTGGCGCAGATGGCACACACTCCGGCGGCAAACTCGTCCTCGCGCAGGAGCGTGCGCCCACAGACGTTACAGTTGCGAAAGATGCGGTAGCTGATTGGAAGCTTGATGTCGCAAGACGGATACTCGTACCAAGCTTGTTCAACGCGCCCTTCTTCGTCTCGCGTATCTTCGTAATGCATGCGCCTTCTACATCGAGGGCAGACTGGCAAACTCATAAGCGATGCCCCATTACCGCGTCTTCGCGTGCGTTGCGCCATTTGTCCGCGTCTTCGGACATGATCGTGAAGGCGCGACCACCGATCCTGGTGGTATCAATTTCGGTGTCCGAGGCGTCGATTTGCTCTCCGGGGAGTGCCTCGATCCAGACTTCCATATCGCCGTGCCGGTCGAACGTCGTTTGTGCGTTTCGTAATAGTTCGGATAGTTTCATGTCTTTGGATTCCTAAGGAAAGGAGATTGGGCATAGCATTCATCCGCATCCCTGCGGCATCGTCCGACGCGTTGAAGCTTTCCTCTTTCGAGGGCTCTCTGGCCGCTGCCTGTATTACCGTCGCTCATCATTTCTGATCCAATCTCCAAATTAAGAACGCCCCATCCAGCAGTTGCACTTTTCAACGCGCTGCTCGCATTGTGGGCAAGTTCGGTCTTTCCCAAAATCAGCCAAGATGGACTGCTCCGCTGCCTCTTTGAATGTCCAATCACCGCCAACAATCGGTTCGTTTCCGGTGGTGATCGGTTCGCACGGCGCGGGTCGTTGCTTTTCGCGGCACTCATAGCACCGTCCAGAAAATCTTTCCTCGGGTGGCAAGAAAACGTGATCCTTGCGTATCAGCGGCCGTCCGCAGTCAACGCAGTTGTGTGTTTCAGAGGCGCGAACGGCGGCAATAAGCGCGTTCTCGCTTTCGGTCAGTGGTTGATTTTCGGCATTCATAGGATGGAGGCTAGTTTATTGGTGTAGCGCCGCACAATTTCTTCGGCGTCCGCCTTCCTGCAAATCAAAAGCCGTATTGAGCAATCAGGCACACTGTCATCCGAACAGGTCGCGCAGTAGCGTGCGATTCCGAGTGAACAAAGTAACGCTACGGCTGGACTATCGGCTCTTGGCTGGCCAGGTCGGCAAGTATCGCAGGGCGCGTCCAACGGAAGGAACTCGTCACCAAAGAAACGCATCTTCCGGTGGAGTTCGAGCAGGGTTTGGAGAATCGAGATGCATTCCGATATAACGGATGGAGATTGAGTCCATAGCGACGGAGCAAGTTCGGCATTCATGGGAGAATTTGGGGTTAGGTTCAAAGGAAGCACTCTCCACTCGCGCACCCGGCACTGAACAAGTCTTCCTTCGGATCAAGGTTTGCGTCCCGGAGGGGCTTTACCGAGCTGTGCAGGAAAGCGTGCGGATCACGCTGACGCATAGTCTCGTCACGTTCAACGGCGCTGGCGAACAGTTCTGGGTAATCTGTCTTAACCTCATACCATTCCATGTCCGACTGGTTGGGACAATCGAAGCACCGGCTGCGTGGCGGCTTTGGCCAACCCATGTCCTGAACGAGCTTGATAGCCTCGTGCCGCCGCATCGGAAAGTCATCGTGCAGCGGGAACCGGATCAGGCCGGACTTCCATTCTTCGCCGTTCTGCATTCGAAGGATGCGGGTTTTCTCATCGCGGGAGAACCCGATCCACTTGACGTATTTACTGCGCGTCAGGTCGTGCGTGATCGACAGCCAGCGGTCCACGACTTCTTGTTTCCAAGCGGCCGAACAGAAGGCGGACAGCTTCGATGCTTCCCCGCTCTGATTCGTGTAAGCCGGAATCATCAACTGGCCGCTGGTTGCAAACAGGAGGCGACCCCTTGGGGTCGCCCATTCGTCCTTTTTCACGCGAACTATCTCAACTCCAACTTTGGCGAGCGCGGGGCGAAGAACGGCGTCCAGGTACTGTCATGTCGTCGGCATCTCGCGCCCGGTGTCCGCTATGACGGACAGGTGCGGCTTCGGGAGTCGGCCTTGAACGATCAGGGCGGCGATGGCGCAGGATTGGGTGCCGCCTCCGCAGGACCAGATTTGAGGGACCAAGGATTCTGTCATAAGCGACTGGCTCTTAATCTGAATTCGAATGCTGTGTTCATCAAAGTACGCGGCCAACCCAATGAGAAAAACTTGCAACGTTGAGTTGCAACGACTTAGAGGAAACGCACGAACCCCTTCATCAGGGGCGCCCTAAGCCTAACCGTCAAGACCTGTTACGCCGAGTGCTTGCTCGATCCGGGCGGGGGAATTGCCCACCCGTTACGCGTGACCAACGTGATTGCTGTGTTCGCCCCACTAAAGTCCTGGGGTCCTGGACAGTTTTCGCGTTATGACAGATTACCCGGTCCTTGTGTGCTAATTCGGGGCAGGGTGAAGTAACCCCTGCTTTCTGCCGCCACCCGCCATTACTGGCTGGCACAACTGGAGAAGCCTTTACGCTCGTCCCGCAGGCATTTAACCCACGGGAAGGACTGCTGATCGGCGATCTTGATAGCTGATGTTTCATTAAACCAAGTGCCGAAGCCCTCGCGTTCAGCGCGAATGAGGTATTGAACGTAAAAAGAATCGCCCGCCCCGGATCTCAGGGCGGGCAGTTCAGTAATGGTTCGGATCTAGCCTACCGGCGATCTCTTCCGGCCCGCTTGCGCGGAACCCGAACGCTTGAACGTATCCGAAATTGGAGGCGATCATGTGACGCTGTAGACTAGTCAGCACGTCGCGACTCTCGCCGATTGCAAAGCAGCCGTCAAGCAACTTTCTTATGCGAAGCGTGCGGCTTGGCAGTGTGCTCCGCAACCCAGGCGCGACCCTCTGGCGTCTGCACGACCCATTGCTCGTAGGGCATACCGGAGCGTTCCAGGGCATCGTAGGCGGCTCCACGGGTGGGCGGCGGCACGTCCACAGGGGGGGACGGAAGAATGGGCGCAGGAGCGGCGGCAGGAGCGGGCTTTGCGGTGACTGTTGGGTCCACCAAGGCGAGCTTCTGCAACGCAGTCAGTTCCGTCACCAGCGATTGCAGGTCCGCACGCCGAACAACGATGAGGTCCGATTCGTTAAGGCTCATGGCCTTCGCGTGAAGGGATTGGATAGTGTTGTTCACACCGTTGAGATGGTCAGCCAAGACGTCAGCACGGTCAGGAATGGAAATAGGCATGGTTAAGCGTGGCACTGGGCAAAGCGGCGGTCAATAGGGTGGAACCCTACCGGAATCAGTCGCACTGCCCTGAGCCAAGCCATCTCTGGTTTCCGCCATGACACCTCCATCCCCAGTGTAGCCACACCGGAGGCAACGGTGATTTCCAATCACTCCGAAGTGACCTCGATTGTGAGATGCTCCGCAGTCTGGGCATTGCCACCAGCGAGGCGGGTATCCAGCGGCCATATCAATGCGCTCAGCCTCGGCGGCTTCTCGTTCAATGCAAGAGTTTATCTCTGGGGCAGGATGATAGGCGATACTCATGGTGTTCCTTTGTTGGGTGTTTCTAAACGAACGAGTTCCGAATCGGATTAGCTGCGGGCTCCCGCTGAAACTCGCAGTCAGGGCGAATCTCGGGAGGGCTCCAGTCCACGGCGGCGACTGGCGGGAGTGCGGCAGGCCAGAATTTGTGCATCTTGTTTCCGCTGAAACCGCCGAGTTTTATCGCTTCGACTGCTCGATTGAACTCGGCGTCGTCGAAAGCGACGGTGTGGACGCGAGTGCGAAGCGTTCGCCGCGGAGGTTCGACCATGACGCAGTTGTAAAGTGAAGCGTCAATGGATCGCCCGGAAAAGAAGTCGTTTACGAACTGTCGATCTGGTTCGTGTGGCTGGAATTGCTGCCAAGGCGTCGTAAACATCCGGGCGAGTATCCTCCGTTCCTCCGCTGCTGGGTCGACGGGGCCGTAGACTTTGAAAAAGGAGAGACGGCGTCGCATATCAGTTTGCCGACGGGTCAGCCGGTCGCGGAGTTTCCTTTTGCCAGCCCTTGGGACTAAAAATTATGCCTTCGCTCGATGTCCGAACGAGCATGAGGCAGAGTTCTATTGCGCCCAACTGTGACACGAAGTATTTGGCCATGGGTTCCTCGTATTCCGGCTGTGTCCGTGCAAGGATCGTTGAACTGGCCGTTTTGAAGTCGTTCAGGAATTCGCTCAGCTTTGAATGCAACTGGCTCAGCTTCTTCGCCTGCTCGCGCTCCTTCCAGCGGCGGACGATGTTGTAGTCAAAGAGTTCTTCGGCGGTCTTTTCGTTTTTCATTTGTTTGAGGTGTTCATCGCTGCCGCATAGTCAGCCTTCATCTTGTCGATACGCGCCTGCTCACGTCGAGCGGCTTCGAGTTTGCCGAAGATCGGGCGCGGCTAAGCTCTCGGCCACTTTGAGCAGCCGCGCTTTGTCAGGAAAGTCTGGAAGCTGCTTCCTGTAACGCACGAACAGCCGCCACAACTGCGGGGCTTGCGCCTCGGTGATCGTCTCGCCGGACGACAGATCGCGCATGAAACGTTTTTCCCAAGATGCTGGCAGGTAACGGACACAGTGCATCCGTTCGACGGCCTGCATCTCGTCGGGCGTCATTAGACGGCGGGGCTTGGGCGCGCTCATTGGATTTGCGCGAGAATGGCAGAGTTTGTCGCATCATTGAGCGTCCAGAGTCCTTGCTGGCCACGGACCTGGACTGGTCGCCTGAGCTTTCGGCAGTTCCGAGTTAACCAAGCAAAGCGCCTCGGTTCGTAGTTGCCAAGCATCGCCTCAACTGCGGTCAGATGCAGAGGTGTCGCGCCCTGGAAATCTTCTGTATTCGCGCACTCACAAAGGTCAACGACACATAAGGCGTTCCCGTAACCAAGTTGGAATGTCTCAACGTCCACGCCGAATAGCTCCACAAGCTTCCAGCTAAAATCGTCAATTGGTCGCTTGGCCGCGCAGATCACTAAGTCACCACGGTGACAGGTCGGCCAACTACGGGTTTCGTTGTGTTTCACTCCGAGAGCCATTGCCGATGCCCACGGCTCCCAAAGGCTGATTGCTTTCATATTTATTTCATGTCCTTCCTGGTCGGACCCCAAGCATAATGATCGGCTTCGATCTTCGCTGGCAGTTGGTCGCAGTGAGTCAGGACCAGCTTAAAGCCATTTGATCCAGCGTCCTCTTTGCACCGTGAAATCAGCGAGCGTTCGTCAAGCGGAGCGAATCTGAGCGAGCCTTGAAAGCGCGTCTGGTGATTTGTGTTGTCCTCGAAGGACATCGTCGGGTCTTCGCCTGGCAGCGGGCCAGCTCCATGGCGCGTCAGGTAAGTCCGGCTCACGTAGTAAATCTCCTTGTCCGTGATTCCCGCCTGAGCGCAGAGCACTTCGATGTTCCGCATCCCGGTATTTGAGTGCGTCAGGTGTGGGAAAAATTCCTTGTTGTTCTGATCCAGCAACAAGCCCTGGGCCCCCTCAAACACCGGATCTTTGCACTGACCAATGCCTGCCGGGTGAATGCACTGAGCGAAGTCTCGGCAGGCTTCGATGAAAGCCTTGCAGGCTTCAGGTTCGTCGAATTTATGGCCGACACGATAGCGGGCGTATTTGTCGCAAATCTCGGCAAGCTGCGGTTCGATGTTCACTCCATTCCAAAGGTCGCCCATGGTGATCTTGAGCTCCTTCACCTGGGAACGAACGATTGTTTCATGGAAGCCAACCCCGCAGGAACCATGGCGGGCGCTCCCGCGTTTGGTTTCCTTGATCTGGTTGATGAGCATGTCTGCGAATGTGGTCACAAGGCACTCCGGGTGCGCGAACACGACGGGATGGTATCCGAGTTCAATGAGCTGCTGCCGCTCAGCAAAGAACAGGATAGGATTGCAAACGAAGTACTGCGACAAGAATGTCGGCACCCCAAGTAGTGTGCCACTTCCGCAGTGTCGGAAGACGTGACGGTCGCCGTCTGGAGTTACAACAGTATGCCCTGCCTGCCCGCCGCCGTTAAACCGGACAACAACGCCCGCGCCTTTGGAACAAAGCCAATCGACGCAGGCCCCCTTCGATTCATCACCGAAGGAGGCACCGATAACAATTCTTGCCCTCATGCCGTAAGCGCAAGACGTGGAGTTTTGCTGGCTGGCAGGTTCTTCACAGCGTCAAAGACGTGGACACCAAACTTCTTGGCCGCTTCGGCTGCTTGGCCCTCAGCAATAGCGATGGCGCTTACCACCGTTTCAGCCAGCTTCGTGTGATCTTTGAGCCAGATCATGCGCTGACCAACCATGTCGGCCCAAGTTTGGCGCACTTGATCGGCGTGGCTACGGGCATGATCGCCTTCAGCAATGACGACGTGGTAGCACTCGTACTTGCGCTGTGCGTCGCGGAGCATCTCGTCGCTGAACTGGGCGCGCTCCATCTTGTCACCGATGAATCTCTCGATCTGGTCGCAAGTGAGAGATTGCGGGGCGCACTCATCACCGACCGTAAACAAATAGCCACGCTTTCCCCTTTTCACCATGCTGTCGTGTTCGGTGTGGTTGGCCGCAAAATACCACGGCAGATTGTAACTCTCGGAATCGTTTCCGCCGCCACCGTGCTCGATCCAGATTTTCGTAAGTTGCTCAACGATGCGGTTGTCGGCCTCGAACTGCGATACCTGCAACGGCGCTTGGTCGCAGTAAGCGTCCCCAATGGCCATGAACATCAGGTGCGGGTTGGCTGCCGCTTTGCCTTCGAGTAGTTCCTTGAACAGCGTGCCGAGCCCCTGGCGCGCGAGCACGTCAGCGATCATACCCATGCTGCCGGTCACGTCGATGGCGACGATGATTGGCGTCGAGCTGGGGTTGTCGGCGCTGTCGCGGGATTCGCGGAGCTTGACGCCTTTTGGGTCTAGGTCTTTGTGGAGGTTGCGGGACGAATAAATCTCGTCCGTGGATTTGCTGGCCGTGCTCGCACTGAACGAGCGGTAGGCTCCCGCGTCGAATGTTCCGTATCCCATAGTTTAACTTTCGTTAGGTGTGTTTTGTTTACCGTCTAGAAAACCTTGCTCTCAAAATCGCTGCCATCGTCGTTCGTGCGCTTGATGATGTAAACGCCAGTCAACCCCATCGCGTCCGCATGTCGAAAGCCTTTCGCTTCCAGTCCATAGACCGACTGCGGCGTCCCTTTATAGTCGATGCAGTGGATAGCCATGTCGACGTGTTTCTCGGTGTTGTAGAAATTGAGCCAGTAGCGGCACCAGCCGTTGTTACTGAGGATGCGACAGATGTTCTGGAGCTGGCTGGCGGTCACAGATCTTCCTCGTAATCGAGCGCGTCCTGGAACCTTTGCAGTTTGCGCTCCTTTACCGACTCACGATAGGCGCGGCTGATGATCCGGCTGCGGAGAAGTGGCGGCAACGAATTAAGCTCGTCCAGGTTCATCTGCACGCGGATCAGGCGACGGTGCTTTTTCTTTTCCTTCATCGTGGTTCAGCTTGGTGGCTGAGTTTCTCGTTGAGGTGCTGCCAAACAATCGGACGCCCGAACTCTGAATACTCGGGAACGATTTCTCCGCCACACCACTTGCAAACCGTTCGCTTTGGTTGGACAGGGGGCTTGTCCACAAGATCGCGCCCGGTCGTGCAAGAAGCGTCGGCTCCGATCTTTATCCCGCTCGGCATCGAGCAATGTTCAGAGCGGTTCAGCGGACAACGGATGAATTTGCACGGCACAACCAGAGCGTAGTCACGCGATACCCAGTCCGGCATGTCTCGCGGCCCGCTCTTGTGCTTACCGATGCGCCCAATCAGGCTCCGAGTCTCAAATCGTCCGGGGCTCACTTCTTCGTCGAAGCTGAAAACAACTTTCTTTTTGGTGCTCATGTTTCAGGGTTGAAGCAGCCGCAGAATGGGCACTTCCATTTAACGTATCCTACGCTTCGTAGGTTCGTAAGCGTGTTTGGCTCAGTCTCGTATTCGATCTCGACTTGCATAATGGACGAAACCTTGTCGCAGAAGTCACAGCGCAACTCTCGGTCTTCTCCGCGTTTGGTGTCGTCGCTCATAGCCCGGCCTCGTGTCTATACGCCGGATGCTGGCTGGAATGCGCCCAATACTTGTGTTCATCGCCACGCATCAAAATGAGATGCGCCACAACGTCGTCGGTCGGCGTCATCGTCCCCGCCCACGTCCCCTGATAATAGCCAACCGGGTGCAGGCAGAGGGCGCAGAGGATCTTCAATTCGCCATCGCTCTGTGAAATGGCAATCGTTGGGCGGGACTTGCGGAACATATAAATGACGCCGCTACGCTTGCTCGTTTCCAGGAAGCAGCCGGTGAGTAGATAGACCGTCAATCGGTCGCGCCCGATCAGTTCCTCTAGTTTCTCGGTTGCTTTCAGCTCGGCCTCCATCGGCCAAGCGAACGATGCGCCAATGGTATCCAGCAGCATCTTAGCCCGGTTGTGAGTATTGAGCCCGTAAGTCGTACGCCCGTTCGCCTGTCTGATTACAACGACGTCCGTCCCTTTGTAACAGGAGTAGAAGCGGTTTATCTCGCAGTCAGGGCACTCGTTGACTGTCTCGGTGGTATCGACGTGTAGCGTGGTTCCGAACTGGAAGCGTTCCAAGCCGTCCTTATAGGGGTAGCCATCGGCAATGACAAGCCGTTGGCCTTCGATGGGCATAGGAAAGCCTGCCCACTCATGCTTCTCTTTCGCGGCGGCGACAGAGCGAGAGGCAAGTTGTCGGTAGGTTGGAAGTGTCGGCGGCATAATCACCCTCCAGCAGAACGGCCAACAGCAACGACTTTGGCGTGGGACATTTTAACGGCTTTACGCGGTCGGCCACGTCCGCGCTTCGGCTCTACTGCTGGCGGTGGTTCAACGACTTTCTCTTCCTCGGTCAATGGCGTCGGCGCAATCTCAGGTCCGCAGGCAATGAGATAGCACCCGGCCTTTTCGTCGAAGGCTGCGACTCGGGTCATGGTGCCATCGGTGCCTTGAATGAAGAGGCTGTAACCTCTGCGGAGCATGTCAACGACTACACGCTTGGCTCGTTCGACTTCCATCGGGTCGTTGGAGTTGAACGAGAGCTTGATGTCGCCAGCTCCGCAGGCGAGTGATTCGATTTGAATTTTGCTGCTCATGCGTAGATGTCCTCCACTACCTTCTTAACGATTGGGACTGACGGCTCAAGTCTGCGCGGCGGTCCACCGTTGAGCGCGATCAGCCGTTCCTGCGCCTCGGCCAGCATCTCAAGGAAGTCACCCAAGGCAGAACCAATCTTCTCCTGGATCTCTTCGTCACGCTCTACGTCGATAATGAGCAACGGGAACCTCGGCGAGTAGGACATGAAAACCCAATGCGAACGGCCAGTCACGTACATGGCGCCGTGGACCTGAGCGGCGTAGTCCTTCGGAACAATGCCGCTCAGTAGATATTTTACATGTGTCTGCGGAAGCGGGCATTTTACCTCAATGCCTGAGTCGTCGCCGATCAGTCCGTCCGGCGAGCACCCAATCTTTCCGTCGTCGGTCGTGATGAAGGCTACGCGCTGAATCGCAATGCCGGTTTCGAGGGTGTAAGTCGGGATGGCTTCGTCCTCCCGGATTTTCCCAAACTCCATGTCGATCGTATTGAACCCCGGCATGGGGCCACCCGTCCACCACTCGGCCAGCTTTAAGGCGAGGTAGGACTTCACGGTTTCGCCAGTCCGCGGCTTGAACTCGGGCGTCATGATTGAATCGAACTCGCTGGCGGTGACAACCCCGGCTCTCGCCAAAAGCCATTCGAGGGAATTTTGCTGGAACTCAGTGTGAATCTTCATGCCTACTTACCCCTCTTCTCTTTACGCTGTAAAAGCTGGTCCAACATCTCGTATTTCACGCTGCCAATCTCGGCAAACGTCGCTGCCCCGGCCAGCTTGAGAAACGCTGCCTTATCCGAGTTTGTTTCATGCACGCGCCGTTCTAGCTCGTCGGCTTGGTCCTTGGTAATGGGCGCTCCAACCAGGTGCGCGTCATCGTCGCGGCAGCGAACGATGTTGAGAGCGTCACAGAACGCCTCACGTTGGGCTGTGGTCCCGGCTCCTGCGTCAGCCTGGGGAGCGGTTGCGTTCGGTGGCCCGCTGCCAACCCGTACGGTGAATTCGTTAGTGAAGGCGTGTCCGTCGTCGTGGGTGAGGATGCAAGTCACGGTAGTTCGGTCAGACTCCATCTTCTGTGAGAACCGGACGCTGAACCCGTATTTCGTCAGCAGTGGTTGAGCCTTCGCCATGATTTCCTCGTAGGGGGCATATTTGTATTTGATGTTGCCCTGCTTATCCGGGACGCCCTTTGTTCCCGCGATGCTCTTAGCCTCGGTTTGAAGCTCACGAAGGGCCTGGCTGGCGGTCTTGGCTGCTCGCCGGTCTTCCATACGCTCGTAAAGGCCGACGATCTCTTTGACCGCGGCCACGTTCTCCTGGGTTACGCCGCCCTGGATAACGGCTTGGAGCATATCCGCTGGCGTCGGCAGCGGCTTGGCAACGGCGGTCTGAGATTCGACACGAACCGCTAACGCTTCGGCAGCTTCTTTGGCGTTCACTTGGATGCCTCCTTATCGAAGATCAAACCGTCGCGGCAAATGAAGACGCCCACCTTTTCAGGGACATCCGCCGGCGGATTACCAACGACTGTCGCAAGGACCGTCGTATGTGTCTTCTCCGCGTGCTGGACGTAATCCATGATCGAGCGGCCAAGTGACTCCCCTCTATCCAATAAAAGAATTCCGAGGCCCTCTGGATACAACGCCTCCAACGCGCTCGAAAGCCGCATCATCTGCGATCCCGAGAGCATTCCGACGGTGACGCCCTCAAACTTCGGTGTCCCGTCTTCGTCGAAGGTCAAGCCCTTGACACCGCTGTTCTCACTGACCTTGGAGAGCGCTGCGATCTTTTCGGCCTTGATCTGCCGTTGGCGGTCTTCGAGCGCCTTCAACGCGGTTTCATCGGCCAGCCGTTTCTTCTCGCGTTCAAGGTTCTGCTTGTAACTCTCAGCGCGAACGTTCTGCGCGGCCGCGTTCTGGAGCTTGGCTTCGATCTCCGAAGTGTCTGGTGCCGTGGGGAGCTCTGGCGCTACCGGTTGGCTTGGCAGTGGTTTCTCAGGTTGTTTTGGGTGATCTGCCATCCAGCGCGTATTCGCCTGCATCCTGTCCTGGAGGTCGGTGACTGCCTTTTGCAACCGGGCAAGCTCCAGTTTGGAGGCGTCCTGTGTCTGCAAGGCGCGGTCGAACGTGGAGTTGCCCTGGCGAATGATGTCGTTTTCATCCTCAACAGCCTTGATGGCGGCCGCGTGAGCGTTGGCCTGCGCTGTGCGTTCCCTCTTCCAAGCCTCAACCTTCGATTCGTGCATGGTGCGGATCGTCGCAAGCTCCTGACGCAGTGCAGCCGTGTCCACTTCTTTAACTTCTGTCAGGTCAATGTCCCCGTAGCCGGTCAACTTGGCCCGCAGGTCTTTGGCTTTGCTGGCCGCGGCGGTTGCTTCGGTGTCCAGCGCCGACGTATCAACGCCTACGAGGTCCACGAGGTATTGCTTCCGCGCATCCTCGGTCATGCTGCGAAAGTAGTCCTGGTTCAGCATGAACGGGTTCAAAAGCCGCTTCAATTCAGCCACTGGGTTTTCAACGAGGCGCCCTTTGCGAATGAGTTGCACAGGTCGAGCCTTGATTTCGCTGGGCTTCCCCTCTGTCGCCCTGGACCAATACCACTCGCGCTTGATGGAGCCGTCGGTGAAGTCCAATTCGACTACGGCTTCTTTCTGGCCGTGCCTGATAATGTCCTGCGGGAACGCGCCACCGCAGACGTAGCGAACAGCGTCGAGGTGCTTCGTTTTGCCCTGCGCGATTTCGCCAAAGAGAATCACCAGAGGCATGTCGAGAGCCAGATCGGTATCGACAATGGGGCCAAGGTTTTTAATACGGAGACGGGTGAACTTGAACATAGGGTGTATTTGGTGTGGTGGATTACTTAGCGAGAGCGGCCTCGATTGCGCGTCGGGCGATGCGAGCAATAGGCACGCCTGTTTTCTCGCTATGCTTCACAATTCGCCCGTAAAGTTCAGGAGGGAAGTTAATGCCTTTATTGGTGCGTTTGGAGGTTTTCGGGCGGCTCATAGCTGCTACAATCCATCTTTTCAGACCAATGTCAACGACAATCGACTTGACAGCCGATACCACCAAGCGCAGAGTCCTCCCATGCAAAACAATCAAATCTATCGTCAGGGCGATATTCTAATCGTCCCGATCTCTGAAATTCCGAAGGCAGCCAAACGGGCTAAGGCTAAACATCGAAGACTGGTGCTCGCCGAAGGTGAGGCAACAGGCCACCACCACAGCATTGCTGACTCCAATGCGGTCGATCTGCTGCAACTACCGTCGCAGGATGATCTGTTTTTGCTGGTGAAAGAAGGCAACGCCTTATTGGAGCACCAGGAACACGCGACTATCACAATCCCGCCTGGGACGTATCGAATCGTGCGTCAGCGCGAGTACTCCCCGGAAGCTATTCGCCGCGTCCAGGATTGACTTATGCAGAGTCTAAAAGCCTACACGGAAGCCTGCAATTTTCCTGGCCGTCTGGATGAGGCTGATATTTTGCGGGCGCTCAGTGCCTATCTACGCGAGCTCAATGTCAAACGCAACATTGTGAGGTTGCCGTATGGCTGGTCGCTACGCACGGAACAGCCCATAGCGCGAGCGCTCGAAGAAGTCCTAAAAGCGATTAATCCCGCGATGGACGCGAGGGCCGCGAAGGACGCGAGGGCCGCGATGGACGCGAGGGACGCGAAGGACGCGAGGGCCGCGAGGGACGCGAGGGACGCGAGGGCCGCGAGGGCCGCGAGGGCCGCGATGGCCGCGAGGGCCGCGAGGGCCGCGAAGGACGCGATGGCCGCGAAGGACGCGATGGCCGCGATGGACGCGAGGGCCGCGATGGCCGCGAGGGACGCGAGGGCCGCGATGGACGCGAGGGACGCGAGGGACGCGATGGACGCGATGGACGCGCTGGCCGCGAGGGCCGCGATGGCCGCGAGGGCCGCGATGGACGCGAGAGCCGCGATGGCCGCGATGGCCGCGAGAGCCGCGATGGCCGCGAGAGCCGCGATGGCCGCGATGGCCGCGAGGGCCGCGAGGGACACGATGGCCGCGAGGGACACGATGGCCGCGATGGACGCGAGGGACGCGAGGGACGCGAGGGCCGCGATGGCCGCGAGGGACACGAGGGCCGCGAGGGCCGCGAGGGCCGCGAGGGCCGCGATGGCCGCGAGGGCCGCGAGGGACGCGATGGCCGCGATGGACGCGAGGGACGCGAGGGACACGATGGCCGCGATGGCCGCGAGGGACGC